CTCGATGCGCAGCTCCAGCGAGCCCTGGTACTGGAAGGTGCCAGCCTGGACGTTGGCCGTCACCAGCAGCCGGTACAGCGTGTCGGACGTCAGGTTGCCGGGGATGTACTCGCAGATCGGGGTCATATGGTTCAGGTTGGCGTTGGTGCACGCGATGACCGACTGCCGCAGGACAGGCGTTGAGGTGGTCGGCGTGCTGCCATCGGTGGTGGCCCGGAGCTGCATCACGTACTGGGTGGCCGCGTTGGTCGGGATGAAGTCTGTCGGGATGACAGAGAACCGGTAACCCCGCCCGGCGGTGAGCGTCTGGTCCAGCTCCAGGATGGAGGTGTTCCCGGTGCCGACCGGGGTGGACGGCCAGGGACCGCCGGGGGTCCAGCCCCTGGCGACGAGGCCCTGCGCGTAGTTCGGCAGGATGTCACTGATCAGGGAGCCGCCGGGCAGGTTGACGTCCACTGCCGCCGAGAGGGTCTGCCCGGTGATGTTGCCCTGGCTGTCGATCGAGGCGAGCTGCTGGCCCTGGTACGGGTCGGTGACCCCGAATGCGTTCGTCATGCCGGTCAGGCCGACGAAGTTCATGCCCTGCGGGACCGGGTTGCCTACCGCGTCGATCGTGGCCTGCGGGCTGTTGGAGTAGGCCAGCCCGCCGGGCACGTGCACGCCATCGAGCAGGAACCAGTTGCCCGCCGTGTCGGCCTGCTTCTCCTGCGCGTACACGGTGGCGGACTGCGCCCCGGCCGGGACCGGGATGTTGTAGAGGATGACCGCCTGGAACTGGTTGAACGGGACGGCCCCGAAGGTCCAGAACGTCGCGCCCAGGTTCGCGCCGGTCCCGTTCGGCCCGCCCCACCAGTTGAAGCCGAACTCGAAATTGCCGAGCGCGATGTTGAGCGTGCCGACCACGAGCCGCACCGCTATCAGCGAGCCGGGCTGGACCGGGAACCCAGGGTACGTCACGCCCCACGGGGTGCCAGCGCCGGACTTGGTGACCTTCAGGCTGAAGTTGCCCTCATCACCCCACAGGCTGGAGGCGGACACGGTGGAGTTGAGCGGCACGGGGGCGTTGGCCGCGAGGGTCTGCGCCGGGCTGGCCCTGTAGCCGATGATCACCGCGCACCAGGCCGCGCTGGTGATGGCAGCCGAGGCGGTCAGCGCCGAGCCGGACAGGCTGGGGCCGAAGTACACCGACGTGTACTGCTGACCGGCGACCTGGCTCTGCTGGACGAGCTGGAAGCCGTCAACGACGGTGCCAGCTCCCCCGGCGCTGGCCCACGAGGCGATGAGCATCACCGTGTCGCCGTAGCTGGTAGGCGTGCCGCTTACTGATGGCGCGGCGGACGTGCCGGTGGCCTGCGCGGAGAAGTCCAGCGGGGAGACCGTCAGCAGGCTGGCGGTGTTCAGCAGGATGAAGTTCTTCTGCTGGGTGTTGGCCGCGCTCATCGTGAAGGTGACCACATCCGGCCCGCCCGCGTTCCCGGTCAGCGTCAGCGCGGCGGTCGCCCCGGTGGCCTGGAAGACCTGCATGTGCGGCGTGACCGCCGTGCACGACTGGACCAGCGTGTAAGTGTTGCCCTGGGTGTCGGTGACCCCGGTGCAATCGGTCGCGCCGTTGCACGAGACGATCGCCGTCAGCACGTCCCCGGCGCTGGTCGGGTTGCTGACCGGGTTGGCGTAAGCGCCGAACGAAGTCGCGGCGAACAGGGCCAGGGCCGGGACCGGCTGGTTGGGCTCGTTGCTGGGTGCCTGCGGGCCGGTCAGGCTGGCGTAGATGAGCTGGGTGCCGCCGGGGCTGATCTGCTGGAGCAGCGTGCCGGACTGGCTGAACCAGTAGACCGTGCCGTCCGCGCCGATGCGGAAGACCACCACGCCAGCCGCGTTGGTGATCGTGATCGACCCGTCCGGGTTGATGGAGGTCTTCGGGTTTGTGGTGCTGTTCTGGATCGTGCTGCCGGTCAGTATCGTGCCATCGACAATGCCCGCGAAGATGGTCCCGACCAGGATCGTGGCTGCGGTGACCGAGCCGGTCGCCAGCGCGCCGTTCCCCCACTGGTAGGCCGTCCAGGTGGTGCCGTTCCACTGGCTGAGCAGGTTGCCGTTCGCGGTGTTGAACCACAGGTCGTTGACGGCCGGGGTGACCGGCGCGCTGGTCCCGAAGGTGATGTTGACCCCGCCGCCCGAGACCGTGAAGCCGAGCTGGCTCTGCTGGATCGAGCCGGGCGGGATGCTGGCCGGGACCGAGACCGGGGTGCCGAGCACCTGGTTAGATACCGGGCCGAGGTTGCCCGCGTTGTTCATCACCATGGTGATGACGTAGTAGGTGGCCCCCGGTATCAGGTTGGCGATGCCGAAGGCCCCGGCCCCGACCATATGCCCGGCGAGCGTGGTGGCGTCCGGGGTGAAGCCGGACACCAGGGAGGCGTGCACCTGGACCGCGTAGAAATCAGCGGTCGGCGGGGTGCCGTCCGCCATCAGCCCGCTCCACAGCACGGTCAGCCCGTTGATGGCCGTCTGCACGATCGGGTCGGACGGGGCTTGCAGGGGAACTGCCCCGCCTGTCCCGCTGGCGGCGTAGCTGCCGTCCGGCTGGAGGCCGAGGATCAGGGTCGGGTTGCCGTTGTCGTCGTTGACGGTGACCGCGCCGCCGTCGATCGAGCTGTTGGCCAGGTTGTAGCTGGCCCGCTGGTTGCGCTCCAGTTGCTGGATGCGGGCCTGCATCTCGCGGATCTGCGCGCCGAGCTGGGAGACCGCCGGGTCGAGTGTCGGATTCGGCATCTACATCGTCCCCGCCTGCCCGGTCTCGGCCTGGTACGTGAACGAGTCCGACCTGGCCAGCGCGAGCGTCATCAGGTCGGTGGTCGGGTCCTGGGTCATCGAGACGATCCGGCTCCAGATCACCGTGTTCCGCCAGCCGCTGGCCAGCATCACCGGGATGTCATCGCCCGGCCCGAAGCTCCCCCACGGCGCGTTGCGGTGGTTCTTGACCACGATCGAGGTCACCGAGTCGATATTCTGCATCGCGGTGAGCACCTTGGTCGCCTTGGTCGCCAGCCGCACCTTGCTGTACACCGTCTGGTCGGTGTAGACGTAGCTGCGGCGCAGCCGCCCGGTGTTCAGGTTGGCCGCCTGGGTGCGAATCTGGGCCGAGCCCGAGCCCGCGCCGAGCGCGATGACGTCGTTGGCGTACCTGGCCCCGTCGCGGGTCACGGTGGCCGCCTGGATGATGTTCTCGCCTTCCGCGAACCGCAGGCCGGTCAGCCGCCCGCCGAGCCGGGGCACGCCGAACAGCACCTGGTGCCGGATGGTGCTCTTGGTCTTGTCCGGCCAGTAGTGCCGCTCGCGCCAGTCGAAGATCGCTTCCTGCTGGATGGACGTGATCTCGCTGCCGCAGTCGGTGCTGTTGTACCAGAGCATCTGCCAGGGCGTGATGGTGCGCACCTGGGTCACCTTCGTGCCCTTGGCGTATGCCTTGCGCAGGTTCGACTTCAGCGTGACGTTGCCGCTGGGCAGGCCCGACGTCGCGGTCAGGATCTGGTCGATGAGATAGGCATCGCTGCCGATGGTGATCGTCTCGCCGCTGGCGAAGGCGGTGGAGTCGAGCAGCCAGATGTGGTTGTCCCCGGACTTCCCGGCCACCGAGACCGTGGTGTGGACCGGCGAGGTCTGGAACACCGGGTCACCGATGTTGTGCGTCTCGGCCAACGGCGTGGTCAGGTAGACCTGGCCGCTCGGCTTGCCGCTCTTGGCGTCGGCCACCACCGTCTTGAAGGTGTACGGGTACCCGGCGATGGAGACGTTCTCGCCTCCGGTGAAGGCCCCGGCGTCACCGAGCCAGATCACGGTGTCCCCGGTGTTGGCCTTGCGGGCGATGGAGGTCTGCGCGCCTGCCGGGACCTGCGCGCCGAGCAGCACCCCGGACTTCTGCGTGCCCAGCTCCAGGCCGACGTTGCCGCCCGGCTGGGACTGTATCCAGCCCCAGATCAGCCGCACCGCGTCCAGGGCGTCGATGTTGGTCCGGGTGACGTTCGGCCCCTCGTACACGATGCCGTTGGCGTACCCGGCGAAGCCGGTGGCGGTGATGGCCCAGGCTGGCCCGGTCATGTTCGAGCTGGTGACGATGCCGCCGAACTTGACCTCATCGGCTTCCTCAAGGTAGATCGCGTCCCGCCACTCCAGCAGCAGCGCGTTCCCGCTGCTGTCCATCATGTCCGGCCTCGGCGGGGCCAGGGAGCAGGAGAAGGTGTCGGCGGCGTTCAGCGCCCAGGTGATCGACGGGCTGCCCACGGCCTGCACGTCGCGGTGCAGCCAGGTCCCGGTGAGCAGGTTCTGGACATGCATCCGGGGCATCTGGCTGCGGATGAAGGCCGGGCTGGCGGGCCGGATCGCGGTGCCGGGCACCTGCGCGGGTGCCGCGCCGATCCTGACGCTGATGGCATCGACCGCGCCCGCCGCCTCGGGCAGCGCTGGCGAGACCGAGATGGTGATCGCAAGGTCTTCCTCGGCAGCCCCGGTATCGGTCACGGGCACGGCGGTAGTGACGGTGACCTTATCGGTTGCGCCCGCCTTGTCCGGGAGCTGCGGCGTGGTCAAGTCAGTACACCGTCAGCACGCCGACGAACTTCCTCGGTGCCTCGGGCGTGCCCTGCACCTGGCCCCAGACGTCGTACTGGCCCCTGGCCAGCACCGGCCCGGATGTGCCCGGCCCGACGATGCACTGCTCGACGTAGCCCTTCCCCGTGCCGCCGATCAGCCAGGCCCCGGTGTACCAGGTGCTTGCTGCTGCCGGGTGAGCGATGTCGCCCGAGCTGACCGACAGCGCGTACTGGCAGGTCAGCGGCGTGATAGTCGGGTCGATGCTAGTCCCGTCCAGGTCCGAGGTCCACCGGATGTTGACGTACTCCGGGCTGGTCGATGAGATCGGGCTGAATGTCTGCAACGTGGCCTCCCACCTGGCTTGCTCAGGCTCTGTGTCCCATCGTGCCTGACCGGGCTCCGCGTTCCAACGCGCGCTGCCGGTACTGGCCTCCCAGCGCTGGCGCTCCAGCACGGCGAGCCACCGGGCGGGCTCCCCGTACGCCGCCCAGGCGACCGTGCCGGTGCGCGCCTCGGAGCTGACGGCCTCGATCCGGTCGGCGGCGCTGGCGGCCTCTGTGAGCGCCACAGCCGCCGTGAGGGTGATGACATCGGCTGCCGCCGCGCGCTCGGTCAGCGGCACGCTCACGACCACGGACAGGGCGTCTCGCGCCGCTGCGAAGTCGGCCTGCGCGACCGCCTGCCCCACGGTCACGCTCAGCGTATCGACCGCGCCCGCCTGATCGGCTACGCTGAGCCCGGCGATCACGCCCAGCGAGTCAGCCGCCCCGCCTCTGTCGGTTTGCGGGGATGTAGCGCTGACCGCGAGCGCGTCAGCCGCTGCCGCCGCGTCGGCTGGCTGCGCCGTGACCGCCGCCGTGAGCTGGTCGGCTGCGCCCGCTGCGTCGGCCAGGCTCACGGCCTGCCCGCCGACCGTCACGCTGATCGCGTCAGTGGCCCCGGCTGCCTCGGCTAGGCTCGTGCTGGCGGTTACGGCTAGCTGCTCCGAAGCACCCGCCGTGTCGGCAACAGCACCCGCTGCCGTGACCGCTACCGCGTCCCTGGCCCCGGCCGCGTCCGCGAACGAGACCGGCTGGCCGACCGTGACCGAGATGGCGTCGGCTGCGGCTGCGGCGTCGGTCAGCGGGACCGCCGAGCTGACGGAAACCGCCTCGGCTGCACCGGCCGCATCGGAGGTCGATGTCGATACGGCGACGGTTACGGACTCAGCCGAGGCGGCTGCCTCAGCGTAGCTGAGCCCGATCGCCTGGGACTCGATCGCGCCAGCCGCGTCGGCCAGGGGTAGCGTGACCGTGACGGCCAGGGCATCGGTCGCCCCCGCCGCGTCTGCCTGGCGGGTGCCTATCACCTGGGATTCGGTCGCGCCCGCCACATCGGGCAGGTTCACGGTTGCGGCGATGGTCAGCGCGTCCGATGCCCCGGCCGTCTCAGCTAGCGGCGCTGAGACGGCCACAGACAGCGCGTCTACCGCGCCTGCGGCATCGGCCGCCAGTACCGCCGCCGTGACGCTGACGGCTTCGGTGGCCCCGGCTGCGTCGGCCTGCGCGATGGCAGAGCTGATGACCACGGAGATCGCGTCGGCGGCCCCGGCGGCATCAGCCAGCGGGATCGTGGCGTTTACTGCTTCCTGGTCCGCTGCGGCTGCCACTTCCGGGAGCGCTACAACAGCGCTCACCGCTACCTGATCCGCCGCTGCGCCCTGCTCGGCCAGCGGGACCGTGACGCTCACCGCGAGCGCATCTGTGGCTGCCGCGACGTCGGCCGCCGGAACAGCAGCGCTCACTGCTACCTGATCGGCAGCGGCGGCGGTGTCGGCCACCGGGACGGCTGCGGAAACGACGCTGGCCTCAGCCGCGCCAGCCGCGTCGGCCAGCCCTACGGCTACAGGCCCGGCCCCGCCGGGAACGACGGCGGTCCAGATGGCGGCAACACCGTTGATCGTGGTGCCGGACTGCTCGACCTGCTTGGTCCAGGTCAGCCCGCCCGTGTCAGTGACTGTCGTGGTCTGCGAGGCTGACGTGCCCAGGCCCTCGGCGTAGACCAGGGCAACTAGCAGCGCGCCGGGCGGCGGGGTGAAGATCGGGCTGATGGCAGGCCCGGCGGTCGTGACGCCCGCGTAGGCAGGCGTAGACCCGTCGATCACCAGGCCCGTCCCCGCCAGCACTTCCATCGCGGCTATCGCGCCGCGCAAGTTGGTGGCGGTCTCGCCCACTGTTATCGCGCCCGGCGTGCCCGTCGCTGCCGTGGTGCGCATGGCCCAGTCATCGCAGCCGTTGGTGGAGTCCAGGAACGACCCGATGTTCGTACAGCCCGCGATGGCCGTGGGCGGGGAGCCAGCCGAGTTGTTGTGACCGCCCGTGACGAACACGAGCGAGCCGGTCACGGTCGTGGTGATGCCGACCTGTATCAGGCTGCCGGTCGGCAGGGCAGCCGACGCGATGTTGCCCAGGAAGCTGGCAGCCTGCCCGGTGACTACCGCAACCTGGATGCCAGCACCGGCTGTGCTCGCGGCAATCGCTGCTGACACCCTGGTGCTGAACACAGGGATCGGGTCAGGCTGGGCGGTGACCTTCCGCAGCGCCATCGGGGAGCGACGGCCAGGCGGCCTTCGCACCGGGTACGACTCGGCTGGCGCGGCAACGGCAGGCGGCAGCACCTCGACGGCGACGATGCCCCACTCATCGGAAATCGTGTTCGTCCAGGTCAGCGTCTGGTTCGCACCGCCGCCCGTGCTAGGCGCGGTGCCCCCGCCGATGTTGTCCGAGCCCGAGCTGGAGCCGGTGTCGTGCGTGACCCGGACAGTCCCGCCGGTCAGCCCCCAGGTCCCGCCGTTAGCCCCGTGGCACGCGAACGTGACGATCAGGCCGCCGGTCGTGGTGCCGTTGACCGTGACGGCCTGGGAGGTCGTCCCGGCACCGCCGCTGTTCGCGGTGAACAGGGTGCCGAACGAGCCCGAGGCCGAGAAGCTGACCGAGCCCGCGTTGTGGTTGTTCGTATCCGACGCGGTGACCGAGACCGTGTTGCTCCCGGTCGGGCAGGTAGGCCCGGCCAGTCCCCAGTATGAGATGCCGCCCGCTGCGGCCCCGGTGTTCGTGAAGCCGATCTTGCTCAGCGAGACCCCGCCATACGTGGCAGCGGTCACCGTATCGGTAGAGCCAGTGAAAACCGTGCAGGCGACGAGAATCCCGTTGCCGGTGTTGACGTGCGTCCAGGTACCCGGCCCGGTCGTGAACGCGGTCCCGGCACCGCCAGCGGGGCCTACGGCGTCAAAGGCGACCACCGGGTCTCACCCCCTCACGGGCGGCAAGGCCCCTAGTTCATGGTCTCCAGGAACCACTGCGTGCACTGGATCGTGGCGTTGGCCCCGGCCAGTGTTGCCCGCAGCGCGATGCCCTGGGTGCGCGTCGTGTTGACCGCCGCATTGGTCTCACCGGATACGCTCGGCATTCCCACGATGATGCCGCTGGCCGTGACCATGGTCGGGGTAGCCGTGGTGGCGATCTTCATCAGGCCCTGCGTGGCTATCGTGTTACCCGCGTTGGCGACGGCGGTGCACCGTGCCGTGAACCACAGCTCCCACGGCAGCCCGGTGAGCGCGCCGGTACCGGTGGCGATGCCCGCCGTGGTGGCGAGCGTCACGTAGGTGGTGCCGGTGTTGTCGATGTTGGTGCCGATGAACCAGGTGGCGGTGGTGGATGTACCGGTGGTGGTGATGAAGCCCCTGGCGTGACCCCGGATGTTCTTGCCGACTGACCAGTCCGAGCCGTTGACGAACTTGTTGTAGTCCGCCGTGAGGCCGGTCGGCGTCGGGCTGATCGTCGCGGTGGCAGCCGTGCTCAGCGCGGTGCCCGCGCCAGTCCACGCAGGCTGATCGCCCTGCGGGAAAAGAGCTACCCAGTCCTGCTCAGCCATTAGCTGACCGTGCCAGCCCCGGACGGGAAGCCGAAGCTGATCGTCTCGGTGGCGGTCCAGGTCTGACCGCCTGCCTTGGTGCCCTGCGCGGACACGCCCCGGTTGAAGAAGATATCGGAGGCACCCAGGCCGGTGGAGGTGACGCCCGAGACGTTCCAGTTGTCAGAACCGAACTCGTTCCACGCGAAGTTCGCGTTGGCACCCCCGAACGCTGCGACCAGCACCAGGGTGGGCGGCGATGAGCCGGTCGAGATCGTCGGTGCACCGGACACGAGCTGGAAGTAGCTGGTGACCGAGGCACCGCCCGTGTCCCCGACCAGCGTCGTGTTGGCGTAGGCCGCCGCCGTCGCGCTCGTGCCGACGCCGATCCGGCCCTGCGTGGCGCTGAACTTGTTGGTGATCGAGGTGCCCGCGATGCCGCCGAGCAGCGCCACCCAGCCAGCCTGGACCACCAGGTTGCAGTCGTCTTCCTGGGTCTCGGAGTAGGGCGCGATGCCGACGCTGGCGAACTCATCGGGGGTGATGCCGCGCCAGTCCAGCGGCGGCAGCCAGTCCCCGTAGCCGATCCTGGCCATCGCCCAGTCGGTCATCTCCGCGTCGTATCGTTTCACGTTGAACGACGTGCTGATCTTGCCTGCGAAGTCGGCCAGGCCGAGGTCCACGCCGACGCTCAGCCGCTCGGAACCTGCTGCGAAATCGGGGTGTGTCATTCTCTCTCCTTACGCCAGTGCAGCGAGCTGCTGGAACTCATAGATGATGGACGTCGAGCTGCCTTCGTCTACGGACAGGATGCCGGTCTGCGTGCCGTCCGTGACCTGCTTGAATTGCAGCGTCTGGGTGGTGTTGCGCAGGCTGGCCGGGATAGAGACGGAGAAGCCCCCGCTGATGCTGTGCCGATACGGCCCGGTGGCAGTCGGGATGGAGACCAGGGTCTGCGGCATGGCCAGGTTGGGCGCGGCGACCGAGGTGCCGAAGAACGGGTTGACGTAGCCGCGTGCCCAGCCGGACTGCCACAGCGCGTCGTTGATCTGCCAGTTGACCTGCATGATCGTGGCCCAGGACGGGATATAGACCTGCCAGTTGGAGGCGGGGGGCCAGATCACGCCAGCCGTGCCCACGGTCCAGTTCCTTACCACGGTCTCCTGCGCGCCGATCACCTGGAGCACCCGCTGCGGCTGCGTCACGAAGCGCAGATCCTTGATGTACGCCTGCTGGACCGTCGAGCTGCTGGCTGGCATGTCGATCCGAGCCAGCGGGATGCCGGACTGGCCGCCGGGCATGGTGGTGGCGGTCGGGGACACCCCGGAGATCACGCGGGGGAAGATGATCTGGCCGCTGGCCGGGTTGCCCCAGGGGCTGCCGCTCCAGGTCGGGTCCTCGGCCCGTGCCACGATCAGGTCCGAGCGGATAGTGCCGGTGGTGGCCGCGATGGTCAGCGACGTGTCGTTGCCGACGTTGTACCCGTAGTAGCTGCCCTGGTAGGGCGTCTCGACGCCGAGGATCACGCAGGCCCCGCCCGCGATCACGATGCCCGCCGTGGCCGTGGGCGTGGTCGCGGTGACCGCCAGGTCGAGATGGCCGATGATGCCCTGCGCGCCCGCCGTGGAGGACTGGAGCATCAGCCGCAGGAAGTTGCCGGACTCGGTGTTGCCATCGACCGCGTAGACCGCGTTCTGGAAGGTCATGCCGAGCCTCCGATTGCCAGCGTGGCGTTGCGCCAGGTGATCACGCAGGTGGCCTGGCCGGTGCTGTCCTGGCCGGTGAATCTCACGACGGTTGACCCCGGCTGCGCCTGCATGCTGATCATCGGGCTGCCGGTGAGCAGGCCCGCCACGCTGCTCGTGTTCAGGATGGCCGTCCGAGCCCACGGGCGGGTGTCGATCACCAGCGTGTCCGTGGCCTTCATGACGCCGTTGTACCCGATCGAGACCGGCGTGTTGACGAAGACCAGGCCGGGGTAGCTGATCGGCCCGGTGATGGTGATCACCGGCCAGGTCGGCAGCGAGCCGGTGTTGACGATCGCGTTCTGCTGGAAGATGTTGCTGGCGGCGAGCTGGTACGGCGGGGTCAGCGGCGGCGTGATCGTGCCGAAGAAGCTCGGCCGCTGGGTGAGGTTCAGCACAGTCGGGATGTCGGAGTACCAGATGGTGTCGGCCGCCTGGAACTGGGCGGTGAACGGCACCACGCCCTGGTAGACCATGCCGTAGGTGGGCACGATCTTCCGGCCGCGCCCGTAGCAGCGCCGGACCACGTTGCTGCCGGGGTAGTAGCCCCGCAGCACCTGCACCGTGTTGTCCGTCAGCCGCACACTGGGATCGTTCCAGGCACCCGCCAGCGCCGAGTAGGCGTCCATGGCCAGCGCCCCCTGGGCTGGCGAGGTGAGCGCGTAGCCGGTCTGGGTGATCACCATGCCGGGCAGCGTGTCGATGCCGAACAGCGTCCCGTCGTGCCCGGTAACCGCCTGGTCCTGGACCACCAGCGAGCCGGTGTCGGTGGCGGTGTTCTGGATCTGGATCGAGCTGGCCCCGCGCCCGTAGACGTAGCCCGGCCCGCCTTCCCGGCCGATGCTGTACTGGCCCACGGCCAGGGTCGGGTCAGCCACCGGGGAGCACCCCCGCGAAGCCCTGCTGCTGGGCGACCTTCAGCCAGAAGGTCAGCTCAGACAGCGCGCGGGCGACTGTCTGCCCTTCCGGGAGCTGGATGTGCACGTTCCCTATCATCGCCCCGCCTGACGGACCCCCGCCAGGACCGGCAGGCGATACCCACTCCCGGCCGTTCTCCCCGAACACGTAGCTCTGCCCCGACATGCCGAAGCCGATCACCGGCTCGTTGATCGGCCCGCCGTCGCCGTACCAGTTGTTGGCCCGGTGGAAGGCCCACGCGCTGTTCGGGTCGTGGAAGTTCCTGCTCTGGGAGATGTATTTCATCATGAGCTGGAGCTGGGTGTACGGGTTGGAGGTCTTGGTCCCGCCGACCGCCGCCCAGGTGGAGTCAAGGAACTGCCCGAGGCCGAACGCGGTGGACGTCGGGTTCTGGGCCAGCGGGTTCCACCCCGCCTCGGACATCTCCAGGGCGTTGAACGACGGCCACTGGCTGCCCCAGCCGTAGGCGGCGAGCAGCTTCTTGGCGAACGCCTGGATCGGCCCCTTGGCGGCCACGTTCGGCATCCCGCTCTGCTGCTGGCTGGCGAACGACTTCACGCCCTTGACCAGGAAGTTCATCGTGTCCTTGATCAGCTTGCCGGGCAGCCCCAGCAGCAGGTTGGCGAGGTCGCCGCCCGCCCCGCCCTTCGTCGCGGGGAACAGCGCGGACATCGCCCGGCCAGCGCCCCCGGTGTCGCCGTGCGCGAGGTCGATGGCCACCTTGGCGAGGTTCCCCAGCCCGCCGAAGATGTCCTTCAGGGTGCGGATGATGAAGCCGATGCCTGACGTGCCGCCCTGGATCGGACCCTTGCCGAGGATGCCGCGCGGCCCGCCGAGAGAGCCGATCAGGTCAGACGCGGCCTTGCCCCAGGCGGTCGGGTAGAGCCCTGGGTCACCGTGCTTCTGCCCGGCCGCAGCCTGGCCTGCTGCCGCTGCCGCCGTCTTGCCGGTGCCTGGCGGCGCGGCCCAGCCGACCTCGATACCGGACGGCCCGCCGAGCGCGTCCGCGATGTACTGGCCAGCCGAGACCCCGGCCCCTACGTGAATGCCCCGGTTGAGCAGCGGCATGATGTCTTCGGCGTAGAACCAGTAGCCGCTGCCGTAGGGCGGGCTGAGCCGCAGCCCGAGGAACGTGCCGCCCGGCCAGCCGCTGTTCCACAGGTTGGTGATCGTGCCTGAGCCGATCGCGTACAGCGGCCCGGACCCGCCGTAGTCAACGCCCATGTCGATCCGCTCGGGCTTCAGCCCTGGGCCGATCGGGTTGACCAGCCCGCCGCTGGCGTAGCCCGGCACGCCGAGAGCGGCCAGCGCCGGGGCCAGGATGCGGGAGTGCAAGGCGGACAGGACGGTCTCATTGCGGCTGACCCGGACCACCACGTCATCGGCGGTGTCACTGGTGCCTGCCGTGATCTTCCCGCCAGCCGCCAGCCCTTGCAGCGTCTTGATGGCCCCGGCCAGGGGGTTCTTGCCCAGCACGAAGTTCGTGATGGTGTCGATGCCCTTGAATAGCGGCACGATCGTGGCGTTGGCCACGGTCCTGATCGGCCCGGAGATCTTGGCCCTGATGAAGTCCCAGGCATTGCCGATCAGCGTTACGGCTGAGCTGAAAGTGTTGGGAAGGGTCTTAGTAAACCAGTTAGATACGGGGGTGATAAAGTGCTGGCTGATCCAGTTCTTGACGGAGTTAAACCGGTCCCCGATACCGCCGCCCAGCCGGATCAGCGCGCCGATCGTGTTGTTGTAGATGACATCCCAGGCGTGCGCGATGTCATGGCGGATGCCGTCGAACTTGCTGGCGGTGCTGTGCCGGATGTTGTCGAACCACGCGGCCACGTCGTGCGCGCCGCGCTCGGCCCGGCCGATCGTGTTGTTCCACACCATGTCCCAGATATGGGCAACCTCGTGCCGCATGCCGTCGAAAATGACCGCAGCCTCGTGCGTGACGGAATTGAACTGAGTCTCGATGTTGTGCGCGAAACGGATAGCCGCACCGATCGTGTACCCGAACAAGTCATCAAAGATGTGCATGACTTCATGTCGCGCCCCGTCGAAAATGACCGCGATCTGGTGCCGCACCGAGTCAAACTGCGTCTCCACGTTGTGGCCGAACCGGATGGCCACGCCGATCGTATATCCGAACATGTCATCGAAGATGTGCATGGTCTCGTGACGCATGCCATCCCAGATGTTCGCGGCCTCGTGGCGGATCATGTCGAAAATGTGGGCGATCTGGTGGTGGAACTGGGTGACCAGCCCGGTGACCAGGCCGATAGCCGCTCCCGCCGCGATCCCCCACGGGCCGAACATCGCCCCGGCCGCCGCGCCGGATGCCACGTCTACCCCGACCTGGCCCCACTTCTGGCCGGTAGTGCCCGGCCTCGTGGTCGCGCCGACGATGGCCGAACCACCGGCAAAGACGCCTGCGCCGAGAGCCGCCCCGCCGACACCCTTGCCTGCGAGACTTCCCAGCCTGCTCAGCCGCCCGCCCTTGCCTGCCGCACCCGCAGCACCGCCCGCCGCGCCCGCCGCGCCGCCCTCGGTCGCGGCACCGACCATCGTGTCAGCGGCGATCTGCATCTTCGTGGAGGCGGTCACCATCGTGTCGGCGGCGGTCTGCATCGGGGTCGAGCCGCCGATGTTGATCGCGCCGCCGGTCATCCACTTCAGCAGCGCCGCGCCGCCCTTGCCGACCAGGTTCACCGCGAAGCTGATGACCTTGGTCCCGCCGGGCAGCTTGGCCAGGATCAGCGCCGCCCCGGCAATCGCGGCCAGCGGCCCGGCTACCCCCGGCGGCAGCTTGGCGACCAGGTTCAGGAAGGTGGTGAGGACTTGCAGCTCAATCAGGCCCCCGGAGGTCAGCCCCGGTGCCAGCGCCTTCAGCGCCCCGCCGATGGACTCGATGAACCGGCCGACCGTGGGTCCGTTCTCCTTGAACCACTTCAGGAAGTTGGCGACGTCGGTGCGGGCCTTGCCCGAGACCGCCCACGCCTCGAACTTGTCGGCCAGGTGGCCGACGCCGCGCGCAGCGCCCTCGATCAGCGGGGCGAACAGGGGCAGCAGGACCATCAGCCCGTGCAGGACAGCCAGGATCGACCGCCCGGCCTCACCGACCACCAGTGACCCGGTGCCCGCGATGAAGTTGCGGAATCCGGTGAAGGCCGGGGAGTTGACCAGCACGTCGAACTGCTTGCCGAGCGAGCCGATCACCCCGGAGACCGCGACGACGATCGGGTGCAGCTTGGTCATCATGGACGTGATCGCGGACAGCCACGGGGTCAGCGCCCCGGCCACCACCGGGGTCTCGGCCTTCTTGACCTTCTCCCAGTTCTCGGCCATCTTCCCGAGCTGCTGCGACAGAGCCCGCTGGGCCGGGGACATATCCGTGTACGCCTTGGCGATGGCCTGCTGCTGAGCCGCGTACGCCTTGGACGGGGAGACGCCGTTGGCGATGGCCTGGTTGTAGGCGTCCTGGGCCTTCTGTACCGCCTGCTCGGCCTTCAGCGCGTCGGATAGGACCGGCTTGGCGATGGCCCCGAACGCGGCCAGCGCCCCGCCAGCGGCGGCGAACGCGCCAGCCCCGGCGATCCCCGCACCCAGGCCGACGCCGCCCAGGACAGCGGCAGCCGGGATAGCCGCCAGCCCGGCTCCGATGAGCGGGCTGACGCCCTTCATGCTGGTGGCGACCCGGCCCCCGGCGCTCTTGGGGTTGAACAGGCCGGACAGCGAGCCGAGCACCGAGCCCTGCGGCGAGTTACGCGCCCGCTGCGTTGCTTCCCGCGTGATCTGCTGGTCGAACCGGGAGAACTGCTGGCGGGCCTCGTTGAACGCGGAGCTGTCCAGCACCGGGACGATCTTGACCTCGTGCTTGGCGTCCTCGAACCGCTTGACCCTGGCCTCGGCCTCGGTCAGCTTGCGGTCGAACTCGGTCAGCGTGACGTCGAGATGAGCCTGGATGGCACCGGCATCAAACACCAGGCTCGCCTCCCTCTTGCTGCCGCCTGGCCCGGTCTGCCTCCAGCTCGGCCCGGAACGCCGTCAGGTCGAACACTCTCTGTCCCATGTCCACGTTCTCGCGGATCTGCGGCCCGGACACTCCGGGAGTCAGCTCGCCAGCCTCGGGCTCCCTCCAGGTGAACGGGACTGTCTCGTCTTCAGCCAGCCCTTGCAGGTAGGTCTTCTGTATGTCCCAGGACAGCTCGTCCCATTGGCCCGGAAGCAGGTCCAGGTAGCGCTTGACGGTGTAGAGGATTACCCTGCGCGCCCGACTGGCAGGCTCCTGACCTCCGCGTTCCCACCTGGACTCACGGGTTCCGGGGACATCACTTCCTGCTGGAGCCAGGAGAAGAAGATGTTGCGGACCCGCATCGGGAGCTGATGGATGCTCTCAGCGGTCGGCGTGCCCGAGCACAGCCTGGAGTAGACCTCGCACATCTTGCCCATCTGCTTGATGGCGACCTCGGGGTCCGTGTCCTCCAGCGCGGCCATGATGTCCACCGGGTCGCTGTCCTCGCTGATGCCCTCGGTCACCGAGTCCCGAGCTTCCTTGATCACGTCCTTCAGGCCGGTGAAGAACTCCGCGATCTGGGTGTCGGTGGGCTCGGGGATGGTCCCCTTCGCGGCCACGTACGGGTTGAAATCCCAGTCCAGCGCCTCGACTACGCCCTGCGCCTTGAAAGCTGGCATGCATCGACCTCCTAGCTCGTGGCGATGGCCGTGAGGTCAGTCCACGTGATCTGGTTGAACGCGCAGATGGTGTTCAGCGTCAGCGGGTACAGCCGCTGCTGCGCCGCCCGCCGGTAGGCCGTCTGCACCTGGCCCGCGCTCATCACCTGCGGGATGTTCAGCACCCGCGCGTAGCCGAGCTGGTTGCGGCCGACCAGCGCGCAGGCCATCGCCTGGAAGTTGGTGCTCAGCGTCAGCACCGACTTGCCGGGCTGGCCCGCTCCCGCCGGGGTGACCGCGATCGAGCCGCCGTTGCCCCAGGCCAGGTTGACGTTGAACAGCGTTTCCTCGGACAGCGAGCAGGTCACCTGGAGCGTGGCCGTGCTGACCACCGTGGCGATCGGAGTCGGCTGTTCCTCGATGTTCAGGTCTTGCGTGCTCGGGTTGAAGGTGACCGTCACGCCAGCCTCGGTGGCCCCGACGTAGGCCCAGCCGAGCCCGGTCCAGGCCGAGGCCACGCCCAGGTTCTGGTCGCTCGGCATGGCTGTGCCGACCGTCGCGGTGAACAAGATCCCGACGCCGTACAGGACGTTGGTCGTCGTGTAGTTCGGCGCAGAGTAGACAAGCGGAGGCCCGGCCATGGCTTAGCCTTCTTCCTGCGTCAAGGTGACGCCCGAGTTGGCCGCGCCCTCCATCAGGGCAGCGACGGAGCTGGATGGGACATCGGTGTACTCGGTGCCCACGACGATATGGCCAAGCACGAAGGCGACGTGCGGGTCCTCGACCTTCATCTTCACCGTGGCACCCGACCTGGCTGCGGCCCGCAGCTCGGCAAGCTGGCTCTCCAGGTCAGCCACCTGGGTTGACAGATCCTCCGCTGGCGCTGCCGGTGCAGGCGCTGCCGGTGCAGTCATGTCCGGTACAGGCGCATCCGGGTCAGCCGGAATAGCGGGGATGACCTCTGTCGGCGCATCTGCCATCAGTTTCTTCCTCTCACGGCTGGACCGGGATGAGCGAGTAGGCGCGCAGCGCTAGCGTGGTCGTCGTGGTGAAGTCCACGACCACGCAGCCCTGCGCGGCGGTGGTGAGCGCCTGGGTGTTGATCGCGCCCGCGTAGGTGACCTGCGCCGGGGCCTGCTGGTTGTAGGTGAGCGGCGACCACGGCCCCAGCCAGCCCACGGTGTTGGCCGCGATCGTCCCGGCGATGGCAGTACCGGCGGCGACCTGGCCGGTGTTGCCGATCAGGTCCCCGACGAGCACCTGGAACGCGCCAGCGGGGGTGGCCCCGCAGGCGAAGCCGAGGATGACCTGGCCGTTGTTCGGGACCTGCACGCCGAGCTGGCCAGCCCACGCGGTGATCGCGCTCGGGCTGCCCAGGTCGTAGCCGGGCGTGGTGGCGACGATGAACAGGCCCGGCCCGGACGGGTTGAGGTTCAGCGGAATCGGCTGAAGGGTAACGCGGGGTCCGGCAGGCATCTCACACTCCAGCTATCACGATGTAGGAACAGGTGAACTCATGCCGCAGGTCATTCGGGTCGAGCGGCAGCGGCGTCGGCGGGCTCCCGGCCCGGTTCGCGGCCAGCACCCGCACGCCGTCCACGGTCAGCGGGTACGGCGCTCCCAGCAGCATCTGGTCCAGCCGCAGTGCCATGATCTCGGGCTCGTAGGGCTCATCGGTGGGTCCGCGCACGCGGGCCTGGAAGGACCAGGCGTCGGTGGCCGCTTCCTCGGTGGTGAAGCCCGGCCCGCCGGTAGCGGTGATGAACACCGCCCGGTCAGGCTCGGTCAGGATCTCGATGCCGGGATACAGCGGGTAACCCAGCTCCTGCGCCCCGTCCCAGCCCATGGCAGTGAGCAGGTCGATCACGACCTTGGTCATGGCGACAGTCGGCGTGCTCATCCGCGCCTCCCGCCCAGGTGCGGCGGCGGCTCCTGCTTGTGCATCACGTGCCACCAGATCCAGCCGATCAGCTCGGGCGGCAGGTGCCGCAGCCGGGCCTTGATCCGCAGCTCGCCCTCGGTCAGCCGGTGCTGCTTGGGCTGCCGGTCGTAGACCTGGCGCTGCCCGGAGTAGACCTCGGGGTGCCCGGAGCGCCGCAGGTCAGCGAACTCCACGGGTGCCTCGATCTCCACCCGGTAGCTCAGGTGGTTCATCGCCTGGGCCATCGCGTCCTGGCCGCCGTTGTCCAGCACCTCGCGGGCGTAGCCGCCCAGGTACCCGTTGTAGTACTCGTACAGCGGGGACTGGAGGTAGAGCGCGTGCCCGCCGCGCGGGTGCCGGAACTCCAGGTGCTCGTGCTGGTAGTGGGCGTAGATCTGGTCCACGGTGACCTGCCCGCGCAGCGTATGCGGAGCGCCGGTCATCCGGCGAAGCTCCGCTATCCGCGCGCTGAAGGTCTCCATGTCACCCCTGGCTGCTGCTCCAGCCCATGGCCCGAGGCGACCACAGACCGGCTGGCACATCGACTTCTAGCTGGTTGTTCACGACCCGCGTGTTGCTGTCTTCCCCGGTGAAGATGTTCGGGATGCGATTGATGGGATGCGAGGTCTCGCTTGGCCCGACACCGCTCCCGGCCACCATGACGTCCAGGTCGATCTTGTTCTCGCGGACGTCGTTGAGCATCTGCTGGGCGCTCTGGTAGGCCACGAACACCGGATGGTCGGCGGCCATGACCTTGCCCTTGAGGTAGGTCCGCCAGGCGAAGAACGCGGCCAGGTCGAGCGTGAGGTCATGGAAGACCGGCGGCGGGGTGGCCGCCGCCGTGCTGCCGTCGTAGATGCCGCCGCCGTAGACGCTGACCCGGTTGGACGCCGAGTACAGGCACAGCGACAGTTGATCGTCGCTGAGCTGGGCTGGCGTGCCGGTCCCGGAATCAGTACCGCTCACCCACTCCTTCAGGTCATTGACCGAGGCGTAGAGCGGCCCGGTGGGCAGGGGAGTAGTCATGGCACCGACCAGGCCAGGAAGAACGCCGAGAGGCCGCCAGCTCCCCAGGCCCAGCCCATGTCAGCGCCGCCGTGCAGGATGCGGGAGAACTCCAGCGCGGCGATGAACAGGCAGACGGCGGCGACCAGGCACAGCAGCCGGAACACGAACCACGGCGACCGGCCGGTGTAGGCGGGAGCGGGAGCGGGTGCGGTCACAGGTTGCCGCCTCCCGAGTCCCCTACGGGCTCTGTGTCGCCGGACACTACCTGGGCGCTGGTCGGCCCGAGCGCGACCAGGTTGCCAGCGCCGCCGTAGGCCGCCTCCAGGGGTCCGCCGGGCGGGATGTCCACGATGGTGCCTCGCCTGACGAGGGTCGAGACGAGATCCCAGGCCACGATGACGTCATTGGCGACAATGCGCGGGCTGGCGGCCATCAGTTGCACACCCCCACGCCCCAGCCGGTGAAGCCGGACAGGGAATGCGCCGCGTACGGCATCGCGGTGATCGGGCTGTATCCAGGCCCCGAGGCACCGGAGTTGTAGGCCGAGTAGCCGGGCGTGTAGCTGGTGGCGATCGGCGCGGTCCAGGTCCAGGTGGGCGCGACCGTATAGGTCATCGAGATGGTGCCGCCGGGCGGCAGCGAGTAGTTGCCCGCGCCCGCGCCAGCGGTCACCCCGTTGATGCTCACGTTGGTCATAGTGCCGCCGACGATGGCGACCGAGACATACTGGCCGGTGGTGTTGGTCACCACGACCGTGGTGAGCGGGACCGCAGGTGTCGAGACAGCCATCATGCCCTCCTAAATTCCCGAGCGCGGCGTGGCCAACATCGTCCTGGCCCTGCACGTAGGCTCGCAGGTTCCCGGCCCCGATCGCGGTGTACAGCGGGCTCGCCGGGTCGAGCACGATCGCCGTGTTCTTGACGAAAGTCGCCGGGTACAGCGGGCCTCCGGTGGTGCTGGCGTTGCCGAAGCCAGCCGCGCCGCCGGTTCCGGGCTCCCCGGCGACCAGCGTGGAGGCCGTGCCTGGGGCAACCGTCACGGTGGCGGTCAGGACGTACTTGTTCAGCGCCATCAGAAGCCCCAGCCAGCCGCTGGCGGTACCCGCTCGGAGGCGAGCTGCGACGGGGTGAGCAGGAGCTGGCCGAACGCAGCGCCGCCGCCGTGCGCGCGGTAAAACTTGGCCACCGGGACCGACGTGCCGGTCGGCACGCCGCTGACCCGGACGATCTCGGCGTTAGCCGCCGTGTCGTACAGCAGCGACATGCCGTTGGTGAAGGCCGCGCCGCCGCTGGCCACGGTGATCGCGGTCGATGCGGTGGTCACCGCGCCCGTGCCGGTCCCGGTCGGGGCCACCGTGCTCGCCGTGAACGCCCACTCGCACGCGCCGCACAGGTAGGCCGTGCCGGTGCCGATGAGCGTCCGCAGTATGTTGCAGCGCGGGCACGGGGCGAAGACGTTGGCTGGCACCAGTGGCGGCATGAGCGGTTACCTCCCGGCCTGAGCTTGCGCTGCCCTCGCTCGGGTGCGCTCGGGCAGGATGTCCTCGGCGCTGACGTACGTGCCGCCCGCGCCGGGGTCACCGTCGCTGTTCTCGCTGCCCGGCACCGGCTCACCGGTCTCCGGGACCTCCTGCTGGAGGATCGCGGATGCGCCAGCCGGGTCGGGCAGCGGCATGCCCGAGCCCGGAGCGGGCGTTGCGGGCTGCCGCAACGCCCCCGAGACCGCGCGTGGGGGGACACGCTGCGGTGCCTCGCTGCTGGACTTCGGGCCGGTCGCGGGCCGGATAACCGGCACCCTGCGTCCGTCTCCCGGCCCGTGCCGCATGTAGCCAGCCGCTTCCTCGGGCGTGAGATTGACCGTCTCGCCCGCCATCACCAGGTCCGAGCCGCGCAGCGGGTCAGTCCCGCGCCGGGGCACGTTCAGGTTGATCAGCGCGATGTACGGGTCGCCGGGCCTGGAGGCAGGCGTCTGCACCTGGCTCTCCCGCGCGAGCAGCTTGTTCATCACCTCGCGCTCGGCCTCGGACAGCGGGGTCATCTCCGATGCCTCGTTGATGACCGGCATTGGGCGTCCTGCGCCTGGCCGTGTCTGCGGGGGCATCAGACTCCGCTCAGCAGCACGATGGCCAGCGGCTGGTCCAGGCCGATGGCAGCGGCGCGCTGCGTGTCCGACCGCCAGGTCTTGCGCGGCTCGTCGCGGTAGAGCGGGCCTGCCATGAACGGCAGCTCGTCCGCGAAGAAGCCCGCCCGCTGGCGCTGCATGATGAGCGCGTTGCCCGCCGGGACCTGGCGGGAGACCATCACGTCCAGGTTGAGGATCTGCTGCGGGAGCGTGCCCGTGTACAGCAGGTTCTCGCTGGCGATGTCACCGATGTACGGCGCGGCGAACGTGGCGCTCTGGAGCAGCGTGTTCTTGGTGCCGTGGTTGATGATCAGCGTGTCGGCCTCGAATCCGAGCCACTGCGTCACGCCGCTCGGGGACACGATGTTGGCGTTCTCGATCAGGTAGACCGCCTGCATGATGTCGGCCCGGATGGTCGCAGCCGCGCTGGCCCAGGCGTTCGCCACGGCGAGTGTCTGGATCGAGGCGTTGGAGACTACCGCCGAGTAGAAGGCGGTGTTCCACGAGTAGACCATCGTGTTCTTGACCTGCAAGAGCTGGCGGGTCACCGGGTCGATGGCCTGACGGCGGCGCATCTCATCGGAGACCATGATCGCCATCGCGCGCTCGTGGCTGAAGACCACTCGCGGGATTCCGACGCTGGTCGGCACGATCGGGACCTCACCGAACTCAGGCCGGATCTCCGGGTAGTCGTCGGCGTACAGAGGCGTGCTCTCGGCGTACCTGACCGCGCCGGATGGTGCCGCCCCGCCCGACCGCAGCACCGAGTCCATGACGAACTCGTTGCGCGTGATATCGAGGATGAGCTGGGGGATGACCAGCGGGTCCTTCAGCAGCTCGTTGACGGTGATCCGTGGTGCATCGCTATAGCTCCTGGCACCAGTCGGCATGACTCACTCCCTCAAATCTCGACTCGGCAGCGGCCGAAGAAGTAGGACGCGCCGCCCTGGCCGCCGATTTGCTGGGTGAGCATCCCGGCTGAGATGCCGCCGGGGTGCGTGCAGCGAGCGACGATGAGGTCAGCCGTGCCAGCCGCGTAGGCGACCACGGTCCCGGCGTTGCCGCCGACCGCGCTGATCATCAGCGGCTGGCCGACGTAGGCCGCCCCTGAGTACCAGCAGAAGATGTCCACGCCGCCGTAGTAGACCGCCACGTAGTCAGTCAGCACGGAGATGTCAATCAGCGGCTGGCCGTAGGTGTTCGGCAGGCCGGTCTGGACGGAGATGGGCGCGGCATCACTTCCGGCCACGCCGAGCGCGTAGTTGACCGAGGGTGTCGCAAGCGCCACCGTCAGGTCTGTGGTACCCGGCGTGATCGAGTGGTGCATGACCCACTGACCGCCGTAGATCAGGCCGAACACCTGGTAGTTGGACGGGCCAACCTTGTAGTGCGGCAGGGCTCCTGCCATCGTTCCTCCTAAGAGCCGTTCGATACGCCGACAGCTTCACCTTGCTGGTCGTGGACGGTGGCGGTGGCGACCGCCCGCATGTTGCCAGCCCCGAGAGCGGTGACCTCGGCTGGCGACAGGTCCACGGTCTGCCCCTTGACGTGCACACGGCCGGGTTGCAGGTAGTTGACGAACGCCACCTGCGCTGCCGTGGTGAGGATGTACTTGGCCATCGGCTACAGGCCCATCTGCTGCCTGGCGCGGTCGATGACCTCGCTGCGCGCCGTCTGCTCCGCGCTCGGCTGCGCGCCGGGCGGCTCGTCCATCGGGGTGCCCAGCTCCGCGCCCAGGTCGAGCATCTGCGCCATCTTGGCGTACTCGCTCAGCACCTTGCGCATGACCTGGCCGACGTCCACCCGCTGGCCGTTGGCCAGGTCGATGGTGTGCCCGGAGCCCTGGAGCACCGGCCGGGCCAGGTCGGTGATGTAGGGCGGCACGCCGAGATCCGCGAGCTGCCGCTTCTCCACATCGAACGTCTGCGCCTCGAACCGCGTCTGGAAGACGCCAAGCTGGCGCTCGGTCTCATCCGCGCGGGAGTTGGCGAGGTCGATGGCCATCTGCGCCTCGGCCGTCAGGCCGGTGGTCTGCATGGCATCGGCGGTGTCGGCGTCAAGCCCGGCCTCGACGGCGGCCAGCTCGTCATCGTCCAGGGCGGCGATCAGGTCGGCCAGCTCGGCGTCGGTCAGCTCGTCATCGGCTGGCGGTGCGGGCGGCGTGCTGCCGTTACCAGCAGGCGGGGCTTGCTGCTGCCCGAGCAGCCGGTCCAGGGCAGCCGGGTCCATGTTGAGCAGCTTGCTCAGGTTGGCCTGCTGCTGGGGGTTCATCTGCTCGGGCATGGTCTCCACTTCCTGTCCGGCGTAACTCGATCCGGTGAGGTCTATAACGAGTGACGGCGTGTTGGCCGCCTCGATGGTCTGCCAGGCCCCGAGGCCCGGAATGCGCGGGTCCAGTGTCCCGAGCACGTGCTGAACGGCGGCAGGGTAGAACTTCCCGTCCGCGCGCTGGTACTGCTCGACTATCCGCGCCGATACGCCCAGGTACGGATTCTCCCTCAGCACCTGCTCGCCAGCCGGGGTCGGGTCGAGCGTGATATAGAGCCCGTCCGGCTCGGTCTGCATGTCCACGATCGTGCCGCGATGACGCTCCGGGTCATTGGTATGACTGTTGCCCGCGTCCGCGAGCTGGAAGGACACCTGGTCATACGCCCGGCTGCGGAACGCCTCTGCCAGCCCCGCCAGGTAGCCCGGCGTGAAGTGCAGCGTGCGGCCCTGGTACTGGATGTCCCCGATCGGCAGCACCCGCTTGCGCCAGAGCTTGTTGCCCAGCTCGATCGCAGTGCCCCGGTCGAACGGGGTCAGCAGCGCGGCGAAAGCGGTCATGAGGGTGCCCCGAACGACTGGGCGCGCTTGGCGAACTTGTGCGCCTTGGCGTGGTCCCAGCCCTTGGCCTTCAGCTTCTTCCTGATGCTCAGGCCCTTGGGTGACAACTCGTTGTCGTCGGCGTCGGGCTCCTTGCCGCCGTTGGCCATGGTGACCCGAGCGCCGTCACCGGCTGAGCGCGCGGGCGTGGCCAGGGCGTTGATAGCGGGCACCCCGTACTGCTCCATCAGCGGCGTCTGGACCGGCGGCGGCTGGAGCGCCCCGTCAGCAGGCTGGTCGGTGCCCCGGTTCCACAGGCCCAGCAGCTCGGCCAGGGCTCCGCGCTGGTGCACATGCGGCCGGGTGGACGTCTTGCCGCCGTAGACCGCCCGCCAGCCGTCCTCGTCCCTGATCTCCCCGATCAGCGTGCCGCCCCTGCGGTGCCGGATCGACGCGCCGCCGGTTGCGCTGCGGCCGATCAGGACGTCGCCGGGCGACGTGACCGGGTATCGCGGGGTGGCCAGCTCGACCCTGCTGCCCCTGGTGCGGCTGGCGATGTAGGCGGCTAGATGCTCGGGGTTGCTCACTCCGCGTACGGCTAGTGCTGCGATGGCAGCCTGCCGTGAGGCCATGACGCCTCCTAGACTCTCAACGTCTACTTGAAGGCCATCGTAGGCTGCCGCGTCCAGGAACGCATGACCCGGTATGCAGGAATCTTCAGGATTGCTGCTGCGCGATGGCCTGATCCGTAACCTCGGTGGCAAATTCCTCGGCGCGTTCTTCGTCCATGCCCTTGCTCACCAGAAGCTCTGTCCACACGTCGATGAGGTACTGGCGATCCTCTGGTTTGACGGTCGCCATCACAGCTTCTTAAAGAACTCGATGATGGTCTGGATCAGGAACGGACCCACCGTGGCGATGATCGGCAGGATCTCGGGAGCGCCCGACTTCACCGCGAGATAGGCCAGGGCACCGCCCGTGACGGCAAGACCGGCCTCGGTGGCGAGCTTCATCTTGGCCTTGCGGCCCGCCCAGGTGTCTTCTTCCTTCTTGGCCTCTGCCAGCTTCTGGCTTACGAGCTGCTGGGCCTGGGCCACCGCCTGCTGGGCCTTGCTCTCGGCCAGCGGCGCGACCTGGGTGGCGATGAGCTGCTGGTGGATAAGCTGCTCGCGCCTGGTCGGCTGCACCTTGCCGCTGACCTGGTAGGCAACCTCGGCCGCCTTGTTCTCGGGCGCGATGTCCGCCGGGACCTTGATCTGCTTGGCCAGCTCCTGCTGGATGAGCTGGCGCAGGTGCTCGTCGGAGACGTCGCTGCCCGCGCCGAGACTGCCGGTGCTGCTGGCGTGGCGGGACTGGGCGGCCTGTATCCGCCGCAGCCGTGCCGCCCGCTTGGCTTCCGTGCCGACAGCGCCGCCGGGGCCGACCCACTTCCCGCCCTTGCCCCGTCGTTCGGTGCGCCAGGCTTCGTTGGCCAGGTCGATGAGCTGGCTGGTGATGGTGTCACCCGCCAACTGCCCCAGGAGCGTGCCTTCTCCGACCACGGGTCCAGTATCCAGCGTCCCGGCCAATCTGGAAAGCATCACGCCCGCATCCTGGATCTCGCGCAGCTCCGCGCCGGTCGCGGCGATGGCCATCTCGCGCACCTGGCTGAGCGCGCTGGCGACCCGGCCCGCCGGGTCTTCCCAGGCCCATTTGGCGATGCTGAGTGCCCGCTGCCCGTCTGGTGTCATGCCGCTTCCGCCATCTCGCGCTGCTTCTCGACCACCTGCTGGAAGGCCGCGCTCTTGGCTGACCTGAACGCCTGCCTGGCCGCGCCCTCCGGGTTATCGGTGTTCCACTGCTGAAGGATGCTCTCGGTGATCGTGCTGGCCATCTGGTCCATGAACGCCTTGTCCGCGCGCATCTTCGGCTCGTCGGTGGTCATCGCCAGGGCGAGTTGCGCCGCCATGGCCTGGACCTTGCCGGATGCTCCCTGGCGGTTCACCTGGTTAGCCAGTTCAACGATCCGCGCCCTGCCCTGCGGGCTGTCCAGGATCAGGTTCTCCTGCTGGACCACCTGCTGCACCCAGTCCTGGGCGTCCTTGGTCTGCGACGGGTAGTGCCCCCAGGCGTTGCCGTTGTGGATCTCGTCCGGGTTGTTGATGGTCTCGGCCATCTCCTTCACGGTGTGACCGGGGAACGTCCGGGCCTGCCGGTCCCCGATGCCCATCTGGTCAAAAAACTCGGGAGCGTGGTGGATCGCGCCCAGCTCGGTGAAGCCTTCCTCGATCTGGGATACGGCGAAGACCTGGTACGCCTTCTCGTTGGCCTTCGCCGTGCCCGCCGGGACCACGCCGTGGATCATCTCGTGCGCCAGCACCTCGAACGCATCGGGGTAGCGGACGGGATCGTCCGGGCGGTCGCTGGCGTCCTTGATCGCGGCGGCTACGTTGTCCGCGATGGACAAGGTGCCGTTCCACTCCATCTCGGCCAGGATGTGCGGCTTGGACTCCTTGCGGTAGAGGCTGGCTTCACCGTCCCATTCCTCGTGACTGCCGCCGAGCAGGCGCGGGATGATGTTCGCCGCCTTGGTCGTCTCGGCCACGACCGCCGTATCCAGCTCCTGCTCATTCGGGATCGGCGGGCCGACGAACGGGACAGCCGCCGCGCGCAGCAGCTTGCCGATGTGCATCTGCTCGGTGCGGCCCCTGGTCCAGCGTCCCCGGAAGTCACGCAGCTCATCGGGATGGAACGCGAGGTCTAGGAGCGGTGCGTCAATCCCGCCTGGACCTGCTCGGCTATCTTCTCCGCTGCCGCCAGCCGCTCGTCCTCCGGGAGGTCCCAGTAGCCAGGCGGGATAGGCACGATCACCTTCGGCGTTGGCGTGCTCGATGATGCTTCCGCCACCGGTTCCTCCAGTCTGGATCTCCGCGCCGTTGTTCACGTCCCAGATGGCGATCTGGTTGCGCTCGGCTGCCGCGCGCACCGCCTCGGACTTGCTGGTGATGTTGTCGCTCGGCTCCAGCCATAGCTTACCGCCGTGTACCCACCCGCCGAGGAACGTGCTCCGGTCCCTGAAGGCCGACTTCTCGGACATCAGCATGTCGTCAATAGCACGGGTCAGGGCCTTGCGATCGTCCAGGACCGACTCGGGGAAGACGTGCGTGTGATCGGTCTGCGCCACCATGTAGCCGGTCTTCGGCTCACCGCCGGTATGCAGGCTGACGCTGAAGCCCTCGCGGTTCTGGCGCATGATGTCGGCGGCCTCGCCTACCGCGCCGAACTTCGCCCAGCGCCCCCGGTCATCGCGGAGCTGGTCCGGGTTGAACGCCATGTCGATCAGCGGCTCGCTGTCCGTGTTCGCGCCCTCGACCAGCCTGGCGTTGCCCAGCGCCCGGCCGCCGATGCCCATGCCGACAGCGAAGGAGATGGCGTAGGGGATGGCCAGCCGGGCTGGCAGGCCGATCCGCTGGACCTCGATCTCCTTCGGCCCGAGCCCGGCGTACGCCAGCGCCTCATCTGACGCCCATCGGTGGTGCCCGTCGATCACGTAGTTGTCGCTGGTGACCCAGATGGGCTCCTTCAGCATCTTCCGCACGGCCGGGACGTTCTTCTCGGCCGCCGCCGTGATGCCCGCCACCGTCGCGGCGGTGAGCTGGGTCTGGGTGGCGCGCAGGTTACCGGCCGGTACGCGCTCGTTCTTGACGTCGATGCCGTCGCGCCTGAGCTGGTCACGGAACTCGGGGTCCAGCTCGATGAACTTGTTGGCCCCGCCCGCCAGCAGCGCCGCCTCGGAGCCGGGCCGGGCCGGGCCGTTGAGCTGCGGCATGTCGGTGCGCGGGATGCCCAGGGTCTGCTCGTTGAACAGCCGGGTGCCCTTGACGCTGACCAGGCCCAGGTCCCAGGGCGGCTCGTTGTCCCGCGTGTAGCCCTGCGCGCTGGCCTTCGCGTTCACCGCGTCGAGCAGCGGCTTGATCTCGGCCGGGCTGCTCAGCCGGACGTGGCTGCCAGCCGCCATCAGGTCCACGGCGCGGCCCATGTCGCCCTGGGCGTCGATCGGGTCCTCGGGGGTACCGGCACCGTCAGGCCGTCCCGGCAAGTTCAGCGGCTTGCGCTGGTCGGCTGCCTCCATCGACGGGATCTGCGGGTCGTAGCCCTCGAACCGCCCCCGGTAGCCGTGCCGCTCCAGGCTGGCCGCGTGCGACTCCAGCCCGCCGCCGCCGTGGGTCCACCGGCCGGTGATGTCCCGTTCCTCGTGCAGCCAGCCGGTGCCCATGTCAAGCACCTGGGCGGACAGCAGGCGTTCAGTTTCCTGAACGTTCGAGAACTGCTCGGTCAGCAGCCCGGTGGTGCCGGGCACCAGCGTGTAGCCGTGCCGGGCGGCTTCCGCCTGCCACTTGTCCCAGGCGTTGCGCAGCATGGTGGACCGGCCCTTGGACAGCCGCCGTCCGCCCCGGCTGGCGGCCACCGATGAGGACAGCTCGTGCGCGGCCTCGTCCTCGGCCTCGTTGATCCGCTGCTGGCGCAGCCAGGTGATCGCCTGCACCTGGTGCGGGCTGACCGGCGTGCCCCGCGCGCTGATCTCCAGGGCGGCGTTGCGGTAGGTGTCGGCCACGTACTGGTAGTAGCGGTCCTTGCCGATCGGGGCCTTGTCGGCTTCCTTCTTGGGCAGCCGCTCGTCCATAGCCACGGTCATCGCGTGCCGGTCGATGACCACCTGGCCGAGGTGATCGTCCGGCTCGTCACCGCCCGCGCGGATCAGCCGGGCGAACGCCTTGGTCTTGGAGCTGTTGTTGGCCTCGTCGGCGTCCATGCCGTCGATGGCTTCCTGGGCGTTGGCCTGCATCGAGCCGGTGATCATGCCCTCGCCCGGCCCGAGCGCCCGGTTCTCGTCCAGCGACCGGTCGGCGTTGAACATGTTGACCGCCCAGCCGGTCTGCGGGGACAGGGCGGCGATCACGCCCGCGTTCTTCTCGATGTCTCCCTGGTCCATCTTGGCGGCCAGGTTGTGCGCGTCGGCGTACCAGCGCATCCCCTGGGCGCGCTCCTGGGCATCGGAATCGTCGTAGGCGGCGACCACGTTGGCCGCGCTGACCGGGTGCTCCTTGAAGAACGGGTGATCGGCGGGGGTGCGGTAGTAGTAGGACCCGCGCCGCTTGGCCAGGATCAGCCGGTCGGGGTCCGGCGCGGTGTACGCCTCGCCGCCCTTGGTCCAGCGCCCGCGCTCGTCGCGCTTCTCGAACGGGTCGAACCGCCAGCCCAGCTCCAGCTCATCCGGGCCGGTGAACCACTCCAGCAGCTCGGTCATGCTGCCTTCGCCCGTGCCTGCTTCTCCAGCTCACCGGCCTCGGCCTTGCCAGCCGCAGCCCTGACCTCGGGGTGCACCTTGCCGCCGCCCGCTGCCCAGCGCCGGATTGCCGCTCGGGCAATCGCGTACGCCTTGTCCTCGGACATGCCGCGCTTCTCGATCAGTGCCTTGACGATCTGCTGGAGGTACGGGGTGTGACCGAGCCCCTTGACGTCATATAGTCCGGGACCGCCGGGCTTCCCGCGCGGAGCCGGTGTGACACTGAGCACACCCGTCTGCGCGGACAGCTCGGCGGCGAACTGGCTGACGGATGAGACGGTCTCCATCTGCGGGATGCGCAGCGCGCCGCGCGTCGGGTTGGACGGCAGGCGGGTGCCGACGTAGTGACCCGGATGCGCTGCCCGGCGCGAGATCGGGCTGTAGGTCCGCTCCCGCCAGCCGGTGGCCTGCTTCGGCACCCGGTCCAGTTGCTTCTCCAGCTCGGCCAGGTCCCTGGTCCACATGCCGCTGGCCTCGGTGACGTTCGCCTGCTTGGCGACCTCCAGGTGTATCCGCGCCGACTTCATGTCCCGCCCGGCCAGCGAGTGAGCCAGGTTGTGCAGCGCGGTCTGCAAGGTCGATGACCTGTTGCCCGGCGCGGTGTCGGAGCTGACCGCCTTCGCGCCCAGATCCTCGATCGCGCGCAGGTGCTCGAACGAGCCGGGCTGGAGCCCGGCCGCGAACTTGGTCGGGTCCACCTTGATCCAGCCGTGGATGTAGCCCTTCGGCCCGACCAGATCGAGCGGCGTGGCGAGATTCCTGGCCCTGGCCAGCACCGCCTGCGCCTTGCTGTGGGACGCGCCGCCCTTGCGCAGCTTCGCGTACAGCTTCTGCTTGCGCGCATCACCGCCGAACATCGCGCTGAAGCCCCTGGCCTCCTTGCCGGACAGGTGCCTGCCGAACGGGCCGGGGATGCCCGCCACGCCGGTTACCGCCTCGTTGCGCATCGCCTGCTTGCTGACGTGCCCGCCGCTGACGTGGCCGCGCCTGGCCCCGAGCATGCTGGCCATGCCCGCTGCCTCGTGCCGGGAGACGTGCTTGCCGGTCAGGGCCGAGATCGGCATCTGCGCGGGGTCCTTGATCCAGCCGTGCCGGTAGCCCTTCGGGCCTGCCAGCTCGATGGCGTCGGTCACGTCCTCCCAGGACAGCGCGGCAGCCCGCTTCGTGTAGCTGGCGATCTCCCTCGCGTAGGTGCCGATCTGCCGGTTGATGGCCGCCGCCTCGGACGCGGCGGACAGCGGCCCGGCCGCCTTCTTGGCTCCCGCCGCCTTCCCGGTCTTGGCCCTGGCACCCGCCGCCGAGATGGCTGCCGCGCCCCTCTTGGCCGGTGCGCCCTTCTTGGCCGGGGTGGACGTGGCGGCCTTGCCGATCTGGCCCGCCTGGGTGGCCTTGTTCCGGGCGTCCAGCGCGGTGATCCGGCCGCTGGCGAGCGCCTTCAGTATCCGGCGCAGCGTCTCGATCCTGGCCCGGTCATTGGCGATGGCCGCGAGCAGCGCAGACTTCGCCTGCTGATTCGCTGACTTCTGCGCGGGCTTCTTCTGGGCTGCCCCGCCGCTGCTGCCCTTGATGAACTGCCCGCCGGTAGCGATACCGGCACCCGCGCGGGCCTGGCCAGGGTTGCCAGCCGGGTTGAACAGCTCTACAACGCGAAAGGGCGCGGCCCCGGTAGGCGTGGCAAAGCCAGCCGGGGGCACGGCCTTTCCCGCGTCAAAGCTCTTGCCGATGCTCCGCAGCACGGCCATCGCCCGGCTGTGCGAGTGCCCCCTGGCCCGCAGCGTCTTGTAGGCCCGCTGCTTCCTCGGGCTCATGCTCCTGACCCGGCTCTCCAGCGGCAGGCCGGTGCCCGCTGCCGCCGCCTCGGTGGCCGAGCCAGCCTGGAACAGCTTGCCCAGTGACCCGCCGGACGCCGGGACGAAGTGATGCGTCGGGGTCCTGGGGAAGCGCAGGGACGGCGGGCCTTCCACGAACTTGTACTTCTTGCCCCGGATCGTGATCGGCGGCCCGGCCCCCCTGGCGGCCTCGGCCTTCTTCTGCGCCTCGATGCCCCCGCCGATCTTGATCCAGCCGTGCCTGAAGCGGAACGCCAGATCGACCTCGTTGGAGAACTGCGCCGTGGCGAGCTGGCGGGCCTGCTCCCGGTGGTTGGCCTCGGAAGCGAAATCGCCGCGCCTGTGCGCCGCGCCCGCTATCTTCAGGTGCAGCGCCATGGACAGCTTGCGCTTCTTCTCGCTGCGCCCGGCCGACTGGCTGGCCCCCAGTGCCCTGATCAGCCCGGCTCGCCGGGCCATCTTCATGCTCGCGGTGCCCGCCATCATGCCGGGGACACCCTGCCACCGGCCGTGCCGGTCGCGCACCTCATCCGGGTTGTACCGCAGCTCGACCACGAAGCGGTCCTCGATGCCGTACGCGGCCAGGTTGAACTCGCTGCCCATCGTCTTAGCACCGGGCTCGGCCCAGGTGCCCTTCAGGTGGTGCGCCACGCCCATCCGCTTCGCGTTCTTCTGGATGGCACGCTTCAGCACTCCGCGCTTGCCCGGCGCGACCCGGCCGACCGCCTTCAGCGCCTTGTGCAGGTAGCTCACGTTCGGCATCGGGTAGCTGGTGCCGTACGCGGTCTGTCCCTTCTTCTGGAGCGCCCGCCTGCCAGCCGCCGTCTCATGATGGGGCACGGCGGCCAGCTCGATCGCGCCCAGCACATCGCCCCAGCTTGCGGCGACGTTCATCGGCGGCGGTGCCGGTGCTGATGATGTGCGCATGGCTCTCTCCTGGGCCTGCTGGTCCCGCTCGTCGCGGCGTTCCTGGCCGATAGCCCGGTTGGACCCGTGGATGTCCTCGATGTCCTTGACCAGCAGCAGGTGCCGGTGGGCCTGCTGCATGAACGCCTTGCCGCGCATGTGCCCGGCGTCATCGTGCACGCCGTGGCGTCGGAGCTGGACCGGCTGGAGCCCGAAGATCGCGGCGTTCAGGTGACGCTGGGAGCTATTCGTGCGCCCGGCGTCCAGCTCGCGCGCCGCGTCCCGCAGGTGGTCGTGCACCGCCATCTCGGGGTAGGCATCGGCCATGTCGGCGGCCAGCTTGCGCAGGCTGGCCGATGTTCGCTGCTTCATCGGGCCGGTGGAGATGGCCCGGTGGAACCGGGGAGGTCCCTGCGGCTGCTCGGACATGGCTCACACTCCCGCCATAGCTGGCTCGGGACTGGTGCTGGGTAGCATTCTCGCACCGATGCGCGGCGGCCCCGCGTAGCACCGGCAGTGCGGGTGCACCGAGCCGGGGTAGCCGATCAGCGGCACCGAGCTGGCCCGGAAGTTCGCGCCGTTCGCGGCCCGGCAGTCGGCGCTGGTCCGGGAGTCGAGCACCGTGTTCCAGCCGAGCATGTCGCCCCAGGTCCACGCGGCCATGTCCACCTGCATGGCCGCCTGGGCACGCTGCCAGATGGCGTCCCGGTGCTGGCCGAAATAAAGGCGCTCGCGGGCCATCCCAGCCGCGAGCGCCTTTATCACTGCCTCCCCGCGTGACCGGGCCTCAACCATGTCCCTGGTCAGCCGCCGGGCTGCGGCCAGGGCGAACTGGGCGCGGCGGATCAGGTTGGTGCGGCTGGCGTTCATCGTGGCCGATCCCGCGACCCCGGTCTGCTCGGGCGGCATCGCCATCACGACCTCCAGCGCGGCCCGCATCGCGCCCCGGCTGACCTTCCAGGTGACCAGCGCCGCGCCGCCGAGCATGGTCAGCGCGGCGACCGCGCTGGCCGCGCCGACCAGCGCGGTGGCGATGGCCGTCACCGCCGCCGCGTCAGCCGCCGCGTCCTGCTGCGGCTCCGGTGGCGGCTGCTGCGGGGTGCTCACGCCAGCCGTCCGGGCGGCGGGACACTCGGCGGCTTAGCAGGCGGTGTCCGCTGCTGTGCCGGGGCCAGCGGCGCTCCGGGCGGCGGTCGCATCTGCGCGCCCTGCGGACGCCCGGCCGCGCGGTTGGCGATGGCAACGCCCGCGCCCGCCAGGCCCTGGAGCCCGCCGAGCGCCCCGGCGGCCTCGGGCGGCATGCCGGGCGGCGGCTGGGCCTGCAACTGCTCGGCCCGCTGGCTGGAGGTGGACATCAGCGCGGCGTGCACCTGGTCCACGTCGAGCTGGAGGACCGAGGCCATCCGCTCGGTGATCAGGTCCACCACCTGGATCGGGATGTGCAGCGCGGGTGCCGCCACGATCTGGCCGAACAGGGTCAGCAGCGCCTGCTCCTGCTCATCCTGGAGCGGGCCGAACTTGGCCTGCGGGATCGCGGCCTCGGGACCGAAGTTGAGCACGGTCAGCGGCATGATGACCTGGTTGGAGTACGCCTGCGCGATCTCGGCAGCCACGCCCTGCCGGGACTTGAGGTAGAAGCTGGACTGGTCCTGGCTCAGTGCGTAGGAGCCCTTGCCGCCTGTTGCCGAGCTGGTCAGCGCCATGAAACCGGCCAGCACCGAGTGCACCTGCCAGCCCTCCAGGAAGTTCAGCGCCTCCACGAAGAACTTGCCGCCGTCGCCGCTGTTCTCCATCATCTCGAACGCCTTCTGGCCCGCCTGCGGCTGCTCCATGCCGACCACGCCCGAGGACTTCAGCGAGGCGATCGAGTCGGCGCGGTTGTTGGCGGACGGCTGGTCCGGCCCGTACACGACCACGCGGGGCAGCGCCTGGGTCTCCAGGAAGTGGTACCAGAGGTAGAGCAGCTTCATCTTGGTCTGGTAGCACCAGTAGCTGACCTCCATCTCCGACGCGCCGGTCAGCGGCTCGCGGTGCTTGCCGTGCGTGTAGATGAAGCTGCGGACGTGCGGGATGTCCACGTAGCCGGGGACCTTCTGCTTGGACGCCGTGCTCATGAGCTGCCCGCCGAACAGCCACACCTGCTGGCGGAAGCCGTGCGGCGCGGCGGTCTTGGCGTTGTAGCGGGCCTGGCAGGTGGCGCTCGGCCGGAACGCGATCTTGTCGTAGATGATCTTGCCGTCGCTCTCGCGGATCTTCCAGACCTTCTCGAAGAACGCGCGCCGGTAGATCTGGCCGGACGTGATCTGGCCGATCAGGTCCACGTTGGGCGTCTTCATGCCGCCGATGTGGTCCGGCGTCAGCAGGACGCTGGTAGCCAGCTCCAGCTCGCCCTTGTCGCCCTTGGCCCCGGTGATGTCAAAGTCGGCCTCGCGGATCGGCAGGGTCAGCGCGGCCTCGACGGCTGAGCACAGCCCGTCGCGGCTGAACATCACCTTCATGTCCCGGCTTGACCACTCGCCGTAGTCAAAGACGTCGCCCTCGCCGTAGTAGGCGAATAGCCGCTGGCCCCAGTCGAACTGCGTGCCGATCTCCGGTCCCAGGAGCTGGCCCTTGGTCGCCTTCAGGTCCGGCAGCTTCAGCACCTGCGCGAGCGTGCCGGTGGCGTTCTGGCGAGGCGGCATCAGCTACTTCCATTCCCGCCGGTTGGGGCTCTGCCCGTCCGGGGTGTCATCCTCGGCCGGGGCGAACGTATCCAGGGACCAGTCACTGCCGCCATCGTAGGCTCCCCCGTGAGCCTCGGCCAGCCTGCGCTGCGCCCTGGTGCCGGTCGGGCTGAACGTCGAGTCGGCCAGGTGACCGGTCACGTCGGTGCCGGTGTTCAGGTCATCGGCGCGTATCCACTCGCGCTTGCCGCCTGCTACCGGCGGGCCGAACCAGGTGTCCAGGAACGGGTAGCAGCCCCAGACGAGGGAGTCGAGCCGGTCGGGGGAGCGCTCACCAGCCGCCCCGGTGAAGCTGCACATCTGGTCTTCCAGCTCCACGAAGCGCTCGGTGTCGGTGTGCCAGATCCGCTCGCTGGTCCTGGCGTCGGTGATCTGGTAGGTGACCTGCCGCTGGCAGTGCCGGACGATCTTGCGCTCGTACAGCGCGCTCACCGGCTCGGCGCGGGTCCGCTTGGCCTGGCTGGCGTGCACCTCGCGGTACTTGCACCGGCCGGTCTCCTTCATCACCTGCTCGAACGTGGCGCTCAGCCAGCCGCCGCCGTGGTTCTTCTCCACCACCAGCGTGGCGTCCAGCTCCTGGGCCTTCTTGATCACCCGCTTGGCGAACATGACCGGGCTCTCCTGCCCGCCCCAGCTCTCGATCACGTACAGGTGCGGGTCGTCTATCAGCCCGCGCGCCACGATGGTGTACGCCTGCTCGTCGGAGTCCTCCCGGCCGTCGCTCGGGTCCACGCCGATGAAGACCTGGGTCAGCCAGGGCGGCCCGCCTTCCTCGCCCACGGCCGGGCACTGGCTGGCCTCGATCAGCTCGCGGGTCCACAGCGCGTTGGCGACGTCATCCAGCAGCTCGCCTTCCAGCTCCTGGCGCTCCAGCCGGGTGCCGCGCGCCGCGCCGACCACGGCGCGGTAGAACGCCTCGGACAGGTTGGCGATGTTGTCGATGGTGCGCAGCCGCCGGGTGATCACGCCGCCGTGCTCGGGCTCGTCGCGGATCAGCGACCGGATCAGCTTGCGTGCGCTCATCGAGACCTTCGGGGTGCCGGTGGCGATGATCTTGGACACGCCCTGCCGGACGGCGAACTTCAGCGACTCGCCCCAGGCCACCTCCCACTTCTTCCACAGCCCGATCTCGTCGCACCAGGCGGCGCGCAGGTTGCGGCCCTGGATGCGCAGGCCCCCCTCGTCCGCTGAGTCCACGTAGACGATCAGCCCGGAGTGCAGCACCACCTGCCCGTAGGTGCGCCAGGCGCTGCGCACGATGTGCGACTTGTGGTCCTTGACCTCGGCCATCGAGGTGCCCAGCGCCCGCAGGATGCCGGATTCGCCCTCGACGCACTTGGTCCAGGCGTCGGCGTAGGTGGGCGCGATGATGCCGTACTCGCCCTCGGTGTCGGTGTCGTCCAGGATGATGTCTGCCAGCCCCTGAGCCCCGGCGCGGGTCTTGCCGCTGCCCCGGCCGCCCTGGAGATAGAACACGCGCCACGGGTCGGCCAGCGGCGGCAGCACCTGCTCGGGCCGGGCCACCCCGGAGCGCCAGCGGACGCGCGGGTCCTTGACCGGCTCAGCCAGCCGCTCGTCCCACTCGGCCAGGATGACGTCATCAGCAGTGGCAGTCATATCAAGTGTCCGCTAGACACTTGGTCTGGTCAGTCGCGGCGGTCATCGGTGACCAGCGTCCGGTTGAACAGCCGCCACAGCGCGCCTCTCAGGCCGTGGCTATGACGCCATCTTGATGTGCTTGCGGAAGGTCTCACGTGCCGCTTCCATCTTCTCGGGCGGGACGTTGGCCCTGGTGAACGCCAGGGTCAGCGCCCGGTCGAGCATGTCCAGGGTGTTCTGGCGGATGCCGACCAGCCGGGCGTCCAGGTTGAGCTTGGCGATGGCGACCAGCATCGAGCCCAGCCGTTCCATGGCCCGCTCGTACAGCACGATCTCGGCCCGCATCTGCTCGCCGGTCCTGCCCGCGTAGCGGTACTGGGCTGGCTTCAGGAGCTGCACCCGCCCCCGCAGCAGGTTCTTCCACTCGCGCATCTCCCCGGCCAGCAGCATCAGCTCAACGTAGGGGTCCTCGACCGGCCGGGGATTGGCCAGGTCGGCACCGTACTCCGCGATGATCTCGCCAGCCCGCTCGTCCGCCTGGCCGTTGATCAGCCGCAGCGCCGCGCCCTTGGACGTGTTGGAGCCCTCGTTGGCCCCGTGGTTCTTGCAGCGCGGCGGCTCGGTCCCGGCGACCGCGAAGAAGTGGCAGGCGGCCGGGGTGCCGTATTCGTGGCGGCAGCGCCGGAAGCCGGTGGCCTGCTCGGCTTCCTCCAGCAGCTCGTCGGGCATGTGGTGCAGGCAGTACTCCAGGCCCTCGACCTCGACGTTGCCGCACCGGCCGCCGCCGCGCTTGGTTCCGGCGCAGAGCGCGGTGCCGAAACCGGGAGGCGTGGGAGGTGTGCTCGGCATGCCCTCATTGTGCAACACGAGAGCCCCGCAGCCGTAGCTGCGGGGCTCCCAGTAACCGCGTTGCCTGCCGCCCTCCGGTGCCGGGCGGCTGCGGTTAGTACCTCAGCGGCGGGCGAGCCCGGTGGCCCACACCTGGATGTTGGTGTAGCGCGGCGTGATCCGGTTCTGGAGGATCGGGTTGCCGCGCAGGAAGCGCAGCGAGCAGACGCCCCTGATGGTCGGGAACACCCACTGGCCGGTCAGCAGGAAGGTGCCGTTGCCGACCGCGTTGCGGAACAGCCCGGTGCCACGGTTGAACCTCCACAGGCCGAGCTGGTTGACCGAGGCCACGCACAGCCGCAGGTCGATGCTCGGGAACGCGAGACCGGTGTGGTCCACGTTGACCGAGCGGAAGAAGCCCGGCAGGTCGAACACGTCGCGCGTGTTGGTCTGGAGGGACAGGTCATCGGAGCCGGTACCGAAGACGGGGCCGGACGCGATGACGCGGTTCTGGACCACGGTGCTGCCCAGCGCCGTGATCTGGGCGACGAACTGCTCAGGCGAGCACCGCAGCGGGTTGACCACGGGGCGCTGGTGATCGGTCGGCTTGCCGGTCGGGCTGACCGTGCGGAGATCCGGCTGGCTGGACAGGCCGTCAGTCGGGCTGACCTCATCGGTCGGGCTGACCGTGGGTGCGAAGGTGATCGGCCGGGTCGGCGCGCAGGTCTGCACCGGGCGCGGCGGCGGGGTGAACGTCTCGGTGACGGACGGCTCGGGGGTCGGCGTACCGGCGAATGCGGCAGTCGATCCCAGGCCGACCATCATGCAGGATGCGGCAGCTACTGCCAGCACATTGGTCCTGACGGACATACTTGTCCCTTTCGTTGTTTTACCGTGGCTGACCGAGATCCGCCCCCCCTGTATCAGCGAGGCTTTCCAGGTCATCGTGATCTCCATCGTGATCGTGGTACCAGGGCACACACCGGGTGCCCGCGTTTACACTACACGCCCCCCAGGGGGTGTTGACACGCTTCCGATCACGAAACGATCACGAACGCTCATATAAAACGCATAGCCATCGTAGGCTCGTAGCTTCCCGGCCACCACCGTGACCAGCCCACTGTTGTCCCGCTGTGATGCGCGCCGAAGCTCATGTTCGTCCAGATCGTGGCGAACTCGACGTGCCCGGAGCCGAAGAACAGCAGGTCACCGCGCCGGGCATCGGCAAGCGGTATCCGCACCAGGTGAGCGGTGCCGCCGAGCATGGCGTAGGTGGAGTGCGGCAGGCTGATGCCGTGCTGCGCCGCCGCCCAGACCACGAGCCCGGAGCAGTCGAACGCGCCCGGCCCGGCCGCGCCGTAGGAGTACCAGGCACCGGTACGCGATTCGGCGGTGTCCAGGATCGAGCCGCCGAGGCTGCCGGTGCTAGCGTGCGCGGCCGGTGCGGTGATCAGGAAGCTGGCCATCAGCGTGATGGCAGCCAGCAACCACGCATAGCGCCGCATGGCTCAGCACCCGCCGCTGGCGGCCCAGGCCGAGTAGCCGGACTGGGCCACCTGCTGGTGGTACGCCTGGTTCTGCTCGGCCACGCTGGCGTTCTGAGCCAGCCCGGAGTGCCCGAGCCCCTGCCAGGTCGATGGCAGGAACTGGTAGAGACCGCCCGCCCCGCTGGACGGGTTGACCGCGCGGGCGTTGCCGCCGGACTCGTCCGCGATGATGTGCGACTGGCAGCCGCCCGAGCCCCGGTAGCTGGAGTTGCTGTAGCTCCTGGACCTGCTGCCCCGGTAGACGGTTACCGCGCGGTAGGCGTGGCCGCTGCTGCGGGGCTGCGCCCACCCGGCTGGCGGGTGGTCCAGGTCGAGCCCGTCGCCGTCGCCGTCGCCCCACAGGAACGGGCCGTGGTGCGCGGGCTGCGCGTGCCAGGTATAGGCCGCCGTGGTGACCGCTCTCGGCGTCATCGACTGGGCGTACTTCAGCTCGGCTGGCAGGTAGGCGCAGTTGAGCGCCAGTTCCTGGCCGATCCTCAGCACGTTGGCGTTGCGCGCGGTCAGGTGCGCGGCGCGGCTGGCGGCGTAGATGCCGGTCCACATCCGGGCCTGGCCGTGGCAGGCGTTGACCGCTACCGATGAGATCGACTCGCCAGCCCGCACCGTGTGCAGGGCCAGTGCCCGGTCGGCGTGCGCGCGGGCGGCGTGCAGCACCGATCGCACGGCCAGCCGCATCACGCTGGCATCCCGGCTAGAGTGCAGGTCAGGGGTGTCCCGTACGCCCGTGGCAGCCGCGTGGGACGGGGCGGCGCTGATCAGGCCGGGCAGCACCGCGATGAGAGAGATCCAGGCCCACCGGAGATTACGGCGGATAGCGGCGGGCAGGTGCGCAGATATGCGCTGCATGTGTACCCTTTTCGCAGAGATGGCCGCTACTCGGGGGGATTTCCAGGTCTTGCCCCTTGCAGCGCTGTGTCCTCACCGACGATAACAAGACGGCCTCGCGCTGTCCTGGCTTTGCCGGTGTCACATGCGAGAGCCCAGGACCCGCCGCTAAGGCGGGCCTGGGCTCTCGTTCAGGCACGAGCTGATTTTGACCGCATGGCCAGCCAGCCTAACCCCGTGTACCCGGCTCATCAAGCGTGCGGGTACCGGCACAGCGCCTCGATGCACCGCCCGTCGTTGTGGAAGAACAAGCTGACCTGGGACGCGATGTCGCACACCCGGCAGGCCGGGTCCTCCTTGTCGTGCGCGGGGCAGATGACGTCCACGCAGAGGACCGGCCAGGCGCGACCGCCCGGACACGTTCTCCAGCCGGTGGCGATGTGGTACCAGTCAGGCACCGTGACCAGCACGTACCCGCTCCGCGCGAAGCCGGTGCAGTCGCGGATGCGCTCGCCGCAGCGGGCGCAGCGCGAGATCACTTCAGCTTGAAGCGGTAGATGACCCCCGCGATCCAGACCAGCAGCCCGATCAGGTGCTGCCCGGCGGCCATCAGCGCGCACCCGGAGAACACGATGGCCATCGCGGTGGCCCGGTCCCAGTGCCGCTCCCGCCGTGGTGCCGGGACGGGCCTCGGCGGGAGCGGGGCCGGGGCCATGATGCGCAGCTCGTCGCACCACTGGCACAGCTCCGCGCCAGCCGGTCCCTTGACCTGCTCGTTCTCGGTCCCGCAGCCGGTGCAGGCACCGTCATGCCAGCCCTCGGCCAGCCTGCGGCGGTGCTCGCGCAGCGCGGCTTCCTCGACCGGCAGCGGGACGCCAAGGCCGTACGATGCCCGCATGTTGGCCTCGTTCGCCCGGATGTGCCAGTGGAACGGGCACTGGCAGTCCGGCCCGCCGTCGCAGGCCGGGTACGGCGGGTACTTCGGCCGGGCCTCGTTCTCCAGCCGCCTGACCTCAGCGGCCAGCTCCCGGTTATCCCGCATGAGCTGGTCGGCCGCCTCGGTGTCGAGCTTGCGCATCGCCTCGCGCAGCGCGTTCTCGGCCTGGCGCTCGGGGTGCTCTACCTCGCCGTCCATGTCTGGTCCTCGCCTAGCACGTAGTCCCGCCGCTGGCCGTCAGTCTCGCGCAACACGGTACCGGGGTCTTCCTCGCGGCAGATCGCCATGGCTTCCTGGATATGGCTGGTCTTGACGTGGATCGTGTGGTGGTCGGCCTGCATGTTGTCCATCTCGCCGCGCAGCCGGGCGGTCTCGGCCTCCAGCTCCGCGATGCGCTCGCGCATCCACTGGAGCCGGGCGACCGGGACCTCCACCATCGGCTCGTCGTCAAGTGCTGTCATCGTGCACCGCCTCGGGCTCGTCGGCCATGACGTTGGCCGCGTGCGCCATCAGCGTCAGGAGCTGGTCGGCCCCCTCGATGGCGCTGCGCTTGATCTCCCTCGGCTCGACCGCGCCGGGGTGGGTGTCCGACATCCACCCCGCGAACGCGGCGAACCGCTCCGGGTCGCTGTGCACCCACTCCGTGGTGAAGGACCCGACCGCCAGCGCCCCGGCGCTCTGCTCCAGGCCGTCATCGTCCGGCGTGTGCGGGATCACGACCTGGAACGTCGCCAGCGGCCCCTGGTGGCGCAGCAGCTTCTGCCCGATGATGGTCAGCGCCATCTCGGACATCTCCAGCGCCTTGGCGTCCACCCGGTCAGGGTTGAACGGGGTCTTGGCCTTCCTGGCGGCCTGCTGGAGCTGTACGACCAGCACGGGGTCCTCGCGGATCATCTGGAGCGCGATCACCGCGATCATGTGCGCGGTGCTGGCGGACGCCGCCGCCTGGCTGGTGCCCATCTTGATGCGGTCTCCCATCGTCATCGTGTCTTGGCTTTCCCGGCGGCGGATTCCAGCCGGGCGACGGCGGCCTTCTCGTACGGCGTCAGCGTGACCTGGTGCTTCACGCGCTCCAGGATCAGCTCGATGTCGCGGACCTGCACGGTGCCGCCCAGCAGGACGACGTTGTTCGCCCACTCCAGCGGCGGGGATTCCTTGCCGTCGCGCATCAGCGCGTCCAGCTCGGCCCAGGCGCGGGTGAACGCCTCGGCCGCCTCGTGCTCAGGGCGCGAGCGCGGCTCGGTCTGCTCCCATTCGAGCATCTGGGCGTTGACCTCGTTGCGCAGGTCGTCGGCCTTCACTGTCCCCTCACCACGACTTTCGCGGGCCAGGAGTACAGGTGCCACACCAGGCCCTCGCGGGTGCGCGGCGCGGTGCCGACGTACGTCCCGCCCTCGGGGACGGGGTGACCGGTGCCGATCACCAGGAACTTGAATGCGTACTCGGGCAGGGTGTCGTCGTGCTCGGCCCAGAACTCCACGTCGCGGGGCTCGCCCGGCCCGTTGGCCACCGATAGCAGCCTGCCGGTCAGCTTGTGCTCGTGCACCCGGTCATCCACCGGCACCTTGTAGCGGTAGATCGTCCTCATGACTGCGCCGCCGTCTCGTAGGTCTTGGTCAGCTCGCCGTAGAGCCCGGCCAGCTCGTCGTAGAGCCTGGCCTGCTCCAGGGTCAGGCGCTCGATCTCGCGGTAGATCCTCACGCGCTCGTTCACGGTATGTTCTCCCTCATCGTTGCCGCCGGGTCTCGGCGGGTGTTTACACCCTACAGCGTATCGTGGGCTTGTGACATTCCCGGCTAGCCCCGTCCTGATGAAGGCCCTGCGTCCTCTCAAGCGCTGGTCGCAGGCCGGGCCGTGCCCGCCGGTCCCGACTAACGGGATCTTCTGGGCGACCGCGAAGCAGGCCCCGCTGCTGGCCGCCGGGAACCTGGCGATCTACGCGCCGGACGGCACCCCGGTCCCGCCAGCCGAGCCCCCGCTGACCGTCAACATGGTGCCGGGCCTGGCAGCGGGCGTGAGCAACGCCAGCCGGTAGTTGTCGAGCGATCGACAATTATTGCCGGTCGGGCTGGTCCTGGCGGCTAGTAGGTAGGGAGATCCCTACTTACCGCCCTGGCAGGCCCGGCGGCGGCGCTCCCCCTTCCGGCGGCTGCACCGGGGCCAGGTCCGGGCGGTGCGTGTGCGGCGAGAAGTAGGCGGCTACCGCGCCGAGCAGCCAGGCGATGATGACCGGCAGGTTCTGCTTCTGGTCGGCGGTCAGGTTGTCCCGCAGCCACGGCACGATCTCGACCAGTAGCCCGGACAGGTACCCGGCGGCCAGGTACGTGACGCTGCCAGCCGCTACCTTGGTCTCGATCCCGCCGCCGCTCATCAGCCGGGCGGCTTGTTCTCGGTCACCTGGGAGAGCTGCTGCCGCAGCAGGTAACCTTCCAGCTCCCAGATCTTGTCGCGGGCCTCGGTGTAGGCGATGGACCGGCCCAGCTCGGCGTCGAAGTTCTCCTGGCTGGCGGCGGCGCTGTGCCCGACCGTGGTGAACCCGTTGGCCAGGGTCAGCGCGCAGACGGTGACCGTGGTGCCGGGGAAGACGTGGTAGTCCTCGCGCACGATCTTGCCGGTGACCTGCTCGGGCGTGACGCGCGGCGCGGTCAGGCCCTTGTCCTGCACGGCCTGCTCGATCGCGGCCTCGTTGGATGTGATCACTGCTTCCTCCGGGAGTTGAGCTGGGCGGCCTGGCCGAACATGGCCGCTTCCTGCGGGCTGGCGGGAGCAACGCCGCCGGGCATCAGCTCCAGCCCCAGCGAATGGCTCCAGCAGACCGGCAGCGCGCCGAACTGCGGCACGACGGTGCTGATCGCGTGGGTGACGGCGGGCTTCAGCTCGGTCCCGGCCAGGTCCCGCGCCATGTTCACCCGCACCGCCGGGGCGTCTTCCGCCGACCGGCTGGCCAGGGAGACCATCGCCTGCTGCTCGTGCACCACGTGCTGCTTGGCCAGCATCACGCAGACCGCGCACCACTCCTTGCCCTCGGGCGGTTCCGGGCCGTCGAAATACAGGTCAGCCATCTGCTCTCCTTGCTCGTGTCCGCACCTACTCTAGCCACCGGGCGGCGGACATGGCATCAGGGCCGTGCCGGGGATCGCGGGCAGCCCGTGGGCGATGAGCTGCATCTCCAGCTCGACGGCTGCCTGCTGGTACAGGCACACCGTGCCGGACAGGCGCGCGACCTGGGCCTGGAGCTGGGCGTTCTCGTTGTGCAGCGACCAGATCAGCCAGAACTGCCAGCCCAGGAAGCACCCGAGCAGCACCGCCAGGCCGATCACGGCGTACTGCCAGCCGGTTATCCGTGCCGGTGGAAGAACACCGTCACCGATGTCAGCAGCAGGGGCAGCGCCAGGCCCGTCAGGATTATCGTGACCAGGGTCCATATCCGCTGCTTCCGCTCATCGACCTGCTTGCGCAGCAGGTCAACCCGCTCGGACAGGCTGCGCCGGTTTTCCTCGGCGGTGGCCAGCGAGTCGCCGTACCGTTCGAGCAGGATGGACTGGGCCTGGTTCTGGTCCCGGAGCGCGGCCAGCCGGTCATCGAACGCCTCCATCTCGGCGGAATAGCGTCCCCAGGTGACCGGTGAGTCATCCGGGTGGCTGTTCGGCACGGCTCACAGCGCGCCGAGAGCTGCCCACGTGGCCGGGCCGATCACGCTGTCCGCCGTCAGCTTGTGGCTGGCCTGGAAGGTGTGCACGGCGGCACTGGTGGCCGGGCCGAATCCGCCGTCCGTGGCGATGCCCGCGCTGGTCTTGTTCAGGTCGTGCTGGGCCAGGCGCACCCACCCGCTGGCATCGCCCTGGCGCAGCAGCGGGCCGTCGCCCGCGATGATGGTGACCGTCGTGCCGGGCTTGACGTCGGAGCCGATCACGGGGGCCAGGCCCGAGCAGATCTGGCTGGCCTTCTGCCCGGTGGCCGCCGCCGGGATCATGTGCGCGGCCACCAGCCGGTTGTGCGCGTTCCCGGCGGTCTTGCCCGCGCAGTCCGGCACGGTGAGCATGCCCGCCGGGGCGGGGTGCGGCGGCTGCGGGCCGGGCGCTGCGGCATGCCCGCCGACCATGGCGGCGAGCTGGGCGAAGGTGCCCTTGTAGGCGTTGCAGTCCACCTGGCCGAACCCGCCGGTCCTCATCGTGGACGTGTACTGCCACACGTCCGGCCGCATCCCGCCGTAGGGAGCCCAGCCGCCGCCGTGGTCGGAGTAGGCGCTGTACGCGGAGCTGACCAGGTGCAGGTGCCGGTTGATGAACGGCGTGAGGGACGGCGACCCGATCTGCTGCCAGTACCAGTGCGGCAGGTAGACCATGTTCACGATGCCGCCGCGAGCCCGCAGCCGGTCGCAGAAGGAGATCGCGTCCCCCATGCCGGGCCGGGTGTTGCTCGGCTCGAAGTCGATCATGGCGGGCAGCCTTCCGGCCCTGGACCAGTAGTAGTCGGCCTGGCCAGCGCCGTTGCCTGCGGTCAGGAAGTGGTAGCCGAAGAAGTACGCGCCGACGTTGGCGGCGCTGCCCTTGAAGCGGGTCCAGTAGGGGTTGGTGTAGCCGGTGCCCTGGGAGATCTTGGCGCAGACGGTGTGCCAGCCAGCGAGGTTGATCCCGGCCTGGTACGAGCTGATGTCGATGTAGAAGACGGTCACCTGGGTCCTCCTTCAGCGGCGGATAACCCCATGGTGCCATCGCCCAGTGTCAACAGCCAGCGCTGTCCCAGGGCCGCACCCCGCCCGAGCGCTCATACCAGCGGTCGCACATCGGGGTGCGCGGCGGCCGGGCTATCGCCGCGATGTCATCCTTGATGCCCGTGTACCCAGGATCTGCCCACGGGCTGTCCGCGTAAATGCAGCCGCACTCGGGACATGGGCAGTGCCCGATGAAGGACAGCGTGCCCTCATCGGCGGTGGACCGGATGCCGCAGTGATGGCCGCAGGCGGGAGACAGGTGCTCCCCCGGCAGCGCCTGCCGGGTGCTCATGCGTGGCACCGCTCCCGCAGCCAGCAGGTGACCGCCTGCGGGTGCTCCCGCCAGCCGCAGTGCTCCGGGCTCGGCCAGGGCGTGGTCCAGGTGCACGCCACGAAGGCGTGATCAGCCGCGAGCTGGCGGCACTTCAGCCCGAGCTTGTGCCGCAGCCAGTCGGTCATGACGCCGGGTAGAACGGCTCGGGCACCACCTGGGCCAGGGCCGTGTCCTGCGGTCCCTGGTCATAGTGGTGCACGACCAGCGCATCGCCCAGGAACGCGCGGATCTCGTCAATGCAGCCGCCGCACAGGTCGAACGGCTTGTAGTCATCCTGGCTGACCACCTCGCCGCCCGCCCTGGCGTGCATCTCGGCCAGGTGCAGGTGCCCGGTCCTGTACGCGCACTCGGCCCCGCACCGGTCGCAGTAGGTCTTGCGGCTCACAGGATTCCGCCTCCCCCGATGTTCGTGATCGCCTTCGGGTCGTTGATGTTCATGCCCGCGATGGCGTGCTGCCGCAGCCGCTCGACCCGCGCCTGCTCGGCCGCGTCCTCGCGCGCCCAGCGCTCCAGCACCCAGCCGATCGCCTGCGCTGCGGTGTCCGCGTCGTAGATCAGGACGCTGCGCATCGTGGTCTCCAGGTGCCAGTGCACCTCGCTGCCGGACTCGACGGTGCGCTGGCCCCAGCCAGCCCCCGGCAGGTCACGGCTCGCGTACAGCCGGATCTTCCCGTCCGGCTTGCGTACCCAGGTCAGGATGCACTCGGGCTCGGCGTTGCTCGCCTGGACCTGGATCTCGTTGCTGGCCAGGTTCTGGTAGTAGTCCACTGCGGGCGTCCCTTCTCAGTTGTGCCGCGCCGATCCGCAGCATCTCGCGGGTGGCGTGCGCGGTCGGGTCCATCATCACCTGGGCGTAGAACCGCCGTTCGAGCACGCCGATCGCGCGCTCCAAGATGATGGCGTCGGCTTCCATTCGCTGGTGATCTGCGCAGGTCATTCCTAGAATCCCCCCTGACTCGGGCTAGACGGTGACGGAGACGGGGCCGTCACGCCAGGGGTCGGGTTATCCGTGCTAGGCGGCGGTGGCTCACCTCCGGTGGTGCTCGGCGGGATGTACCCCGGCACGCCGGGGATGTTCGCAGAGCCGGATGACGGCCGGGTCAGGCTCGGCTGCGGCCGGGCGGCTGGCTGCTGATGGCTAGGTCGCACAATGACAGGCGGCTCAGTGACATACCGCGTGCTGGCGTGCGGCGCTGGCGCGCGGATAGTGGAGTGGATGACCTGCGGCGGCGGGGTGATCACCTCAACCGGGGCGGGCCGGACAGCGTAGTAGTAGGCGGTGACGCCTCCCATCCCGAGCAGGGCCGAGGTGATCAGCACAGCCAGCAGCAGCGGCCAGCCGCCAGCCGGTCGCCACTTCCTGCTCCACCTCACCGGCTTAGCCACGAGATCACGGACGGGTGCGCCCTGGCCTTCTCCGCGTGCCTGCGGACGTAGTGCCGCCGGTACCGGGCCAGCGTCCTGCCCCTGCGCCGCCTGCTCCAGTCGCAGCGCGGGCAGCTCAGGTGGCCGCCGCCCAGGACGGGCGGCTCGGACTTCACAGCTTCCCGGCCAGCCAGGTCATCCAGCGCGGCGGCGCGTACCGCCTGCCGTGGCAGCTCGTGCACGAGCAGCAGTAGCCGTACCGGTCGCGCGCAGATACCGGGCGGCAGTGCGGGCCGCAGTCAGGGGTGCTCATCGGCGGTGATCTTCTCCTTCTTGATGAAGCGGGCCAGCACGACCCCGCCGCCCCTGTCCCAGCACAGCGAGCACCGCCAGCCGAACTCGGCCTGCTCGACCTCGGTTATGTGCCTGTCGCAGACCCCGGACGGCGCGATGTGCTCGTGCGGGCAGCCGATCCAGGCTTTCCATGCCTCGGGCTGGTCACAGCGCCGGGTGCCGTGGTAGACCACGCAGCCGCTGTCGGTATGGCGGCGGGCCGCGCGGTTGTCCCAGTGCGGGTAGAGCCCGCCGCCGGTAGCACGGTCCAGGGCCTGCTGAATAGGGTCACCGGGATCGCCCATGGTGAGCATGCCCGGCGGCGGGCCTAGCAGCTCGTCGTCACGATCGCGTTGATCGGACACCGTTGATCCGCTCATCAGTCACCTTGCCCAGCAGGCAGATCACGAAGTCGGCGTACCGGGGCAGGTTCAGGAACGCATTGAGCACGTCCAGCCGCTCGGCCTCGCTGGTGGTAGACACGGTGATCATCTACAGCGCCTTGATCAGGACGCCGAGCTGGGTGAACGTCCACTTGATGCCGGTCCCGACGCCGCTCATGAACGGGGCACCGCTGGTGCCGGGCGTGCTGATGATGCCGATGATCCAGAACACGATCAGCACCGCCGCGATGGTCAGCGCCGCGCCGAAGACCTTGATCGCGCCTTCCAGGATGCTGCTCATGACGGCTCGGCGCTCACGTCGATGTTGTCCCCCAGCTCGCCCAGGCGGTCGCAGATGATGTTGTAACCGTCCGAGGTGATGCCCATCTCGTGCCCGGCGTCCTCATACTCGGGGTCGATCGTCATCGTGATGCGGATCTTCACGACCGCCCCCAGAACCAGTCAGCGCGGCAGGAGACCTGCTCGTGCCGGGAGTCGCCCGGCGCGACGGGCAGGACGCTCTGCCAGTAGTAGGTGCCGCCAGCCTGGCCGGTGAACCGGTACCGCGTTCTCGCCATCATCGTTCCTCATCGTTGCCGTCTCGGAGCAGGGTATCAGGCCGGTGTCCTCACTTCTTGCCCTTCTTCGCCCCGCCGCCTCGCCCGCCCCTGCCCTTGGCGTGCTGTTCCCTGCGGGCCTTGCTGATCTTCGCCCGGTAGGCCGGGTCCTTCCAGGTGGCCGCCGCACCCTGGGACTGGCGCTTGCGAAATTCCTCATCCTCGTAGTGCTTCTTCATCGCCGCCGCCTTCTTGGCGGCTATCTCGGCCTTCTTGGCTTCGTCATCGTCGGCCACTGGCCTATGACCGCAGCCAGTCCTCGACGCCCGGCGTCATGCTGCCGAAGTCCGGGCCGGGCACCAGCCCGATCGACTCGGACGTGATGACGCCCGCGTGGATCAGCACCACGATCACGCGCGCCAGCTTGGAGACGTTCAGCACTTCCACCTGGTGCGGCTGCTGGGCCATGTACAGGTCGGGGAACTCCCGCTCGTTGCGCTCGGCGTCGGCTGTCGCCCAGGCGGGCGGCTCCGGGACGGGCTGCGGCCGGTCATCGCCCAGCACCTGCCGCATCACCTCGGCTTGCGCCTCGGTCGGCGTGGTCTGCCCCCTGCGCACCCGCTCGCGGAGCTGGCTGATGTCGTAGCCAGCCTCGGCCTCGGCCGCCCATCGCTCGATCATCGCCTCGGTGATGATCTTGCCGCTCTTGGTGCGGTACAGCGGCGGGGGCAGCCAGCCCTCGGCCTCGGCCTGGGTCTGCGCCATGGCAGTATCCAGGCGCTGCTGCTCGGGCGGCGTCAGCTCGTGCTCGCTGCCGACATAGCGGAACCGCAGCACCGGACGCCCGGCTACCGGGTACTCCATGCCGGTGAGGGTCATCCGGTACTCGCCAGCCGGTAGCTGGCCGGGCAGCCCGTCGATCCTGATCTCGCAGTGCCGGGCGCTGGCCAGGTCGGTCGGCTCGTCGCCGTGCCGCTCGCGGTATGTCTCGTCGCTCTCACCGGGCTGCGGGCCGTCCGGGTCAGGGGCCAGGCCCTCGCAGCCCGCGTCGTTGCTCATCATCAGGTCCAGTGCCTCCAGACGTGGGCGACGGTGATCACGAAGATCGCCGCCAGCAGGACGATGACGGTCGTCAGGTCGGTGCCGATGCTCATCATCGCTGCGTCTCTCCGTTTTTGTGCTCGCGCTTCCAGCGGTGCCGGTCAGCGATCCTGAACAGGACCGGCCGGGCCGCGAGGATCGCCAGGATCGCCAGCGTGACCAGCACGCCCGTCCACAGAGCCGGGCTCATGAGTCATCCTCCGGGAGGAACACCCAGGCTTGGGGCACGGTTTTCAGCGCCTCATCGCCCAGGAAGTAGACGTTGGACCGGAAGACCTCGATGCCCTTGGTGATCTGCTCGTGGCCGCCTTCCACGATGGCCAGCGCCGTAGCGCGCGGCATCGGGGTGCCCTCAGTGTCGGCGTAGTTCTCCATCAGGTAGCGGACCACCTGGCTGAAGCTGGTGCAGGGCTCGGTGCCCTCGTACCGCTCGCTCATCGTTTATCCTCATCGTCGTGCGGGTGCGTCTCACCCGCTTCCGGTGTAAACATAGCAGGCTGCACGGGCATTCCTGGCAGGACCGGCTGGCCGGTGTAGGGGTGGCTCATCATCATGCCGTGGATCGGGCAGTGGATCTGCGGCGGGTAGGGGTCCTCGCGGTCGTACGCCATCGCGCAGTTGCACAGGATCGGCGCGAAGAACTGGACCAGCTCGATCCGCTTCAGCATCTCGGAGCGTTCATACTCCTGAACGCGCTCCATGTGCTCGCGCTGAGCGCGGGTCAGCCGCTGCTGCGGCTGGCCGAACAGCTCGCTCAGGTCGTTGATCTCCGTCATGCCGCCCGCCGGGCCGCGCGGCCGATCTTGCGCCGGATGCGCCCGCGCTGGGCGGGCGTCTGGTGGCCGGTGACCGCTCCTGTCTCCAGGTCGCGCAGCCCGTAACTGGCCAGCCGCCGCTCGTAGCTCATCGGCACCGTGTCCGGGGTGCCCTTCTTGCCGAGCCGGGTGCCCCGCCTGCGCCCGCGCACCCTGCGCCTGCTCGTGCTCATCGTGTATCACTCCCTCATCGTAGAGATGCTGCCGCCAGGCGGCGACAGCATCTGCGGCCTTCAAGCGTACCCCCGCGATCAGCGCAGATCCGCAGGTACAGCCGATCTCGGCCCGCCAGCCGTACCCGTGGATCGTGATCGCGTGACCGCGCATGGATCAGGTCCGCCGCCGTCCCCGCGTCCGCGCCCGGATGGCGCGCAGCCCCGGCATGTTCTTCTGCAAGATCCGGTTCTCGACAACGTGTATGCCTATCCGGTTTGACCTGGCCCTTCGCAGCAGGAAATCCTGCTTGGCCTTGCCTCTCACCGCGCCTCCTAGTGTTGGATCGTGTTGATTCTCACCCTGCGTAGATAACCGCAGCTCACCCTAGCCGCAGGTCGTAGATGCCGAGCACGCCGCCATCGGCGGGCACGGTGCCGAGGCTCGGCACGCGGTTGTGCTCGAACGTGGACGCCTGCCAGGCGTCGGCGGCGGCCTGGTCGCGGTAGACGTACCCGGCCACCTGCGCCGGATCGACATCCTGCCGCCCGAGGTCCGCCAGCGCCTGGATCACCACCCCGGCGGGGGCTCGCACCGGCCTGCCGTGCGTCCGCTCCAGCTCGGCGCGGCGGCGGTTCCGCCCGGTCTCCCGCTGGTAATCGTCCCAGGTCATGGCGCATCTGAGCACCGGTCACGCCCCAGGAACTTCTCCATGCAGCGCTGCATCGCGCCGGGCTTGCCGCAGCGGTCCATCCCGCGCAGCGGGGCCTGGCACGTCTTCGGCTCGGGCAGCGGCGGCGCTTCGGCGTACGTTTCCGAGCGCCTGAGAGCCGCTGAGAGCCGCGCCCGCTCGCCGGGGTCCAGGGCTGCGGTTGCGTCCCCCAGGGGGCCGTCAGCGGCTCTCAGGGCCTCGCGCAGGGCCGTCCGCGCCATGGCCGCGTCGGTCTGCTCGGCGCTGGTCGCGCTCACGACGGGATCACCCGCTCGGGCAGCGCGGCGGTGATCTTCCGCAGCCGCCCGCCCTGGCCCTCGGTCATGACCACCGGCTCGACCGCGACGGAGCGGGCATCGCCAGCCGCCATCGTGTCCACGGCAAGATCCCAGACGCGCACGAATGTCCGCAGGTCAGCCATGGTGAGCCAGCCCTGCTTGGTCTCGGTGACGACTTGCACGGACGTCGTGCTCACTCGGCCACGGCTTCGTGGTCGGCCGCGTCCCAGGCCGCCTGCCAGTCGATCGGCTCGAACGGCGTCTCGACCGGCATGACCGGCTGCGCGATGCCCAGGTGCGCCAGGATCGCGTTCAGCTTGGCGTCCAGGCCCGCCAGGCTCACGCCGGGGCTCGGCACCCGCGCCCCCGCCAGGACACCCGCCTGGGTGGCGCTGGCGACGATCTCGCCGGGGCTCGGCATGCCGGGCAGCGGGTCGGGCTGCGCGAGCTGTTCCGGGGTGATCCCGGCATCGCGCGCCGAGGCCACGATCCGCTGCTGGCGGTACTCGGTCATGGTCACTTCCCACGCCTCTGCCAGCCCTTCCTGTGACTCGAACAGCCCTCTGTCGCGCATGTGGCGCTCGATGTTTCCGGGGTTGCTGAGCTTCGGCGTATCGGCCAGGTCCCGCCAGTACTTCGCAGCCCATCCCACCTGGTCAGACCGGTCGCGCTGCTCCTTGAGCCAGCCGCTAAAAGTTACCACCTGTAATCATCTGCTCCCTCATCGTTGCCGAGCGTGCTGCATGCCCGTCCCAGGCTGTCCCAGGATGTCTCGCGCCGGTCACGGGCTCACGGGCTGAGGCCCGCGACCGGCACTCCCGATCCTACCGCCTGAGTACACCGCTCGCATCTCATCCTCTCAAGTTCTACATGAATCCTCGGAATCCTCGCTGCGGGTGTGTGCGCAGTTTTCCTTACTTACTACCCCCTTAAATTCTCCGGTCCATAAAGGTAAGAGAAAAGATGCCCGCACCCCCGCATACACCCGCACACACCCGCACCGAACTTCTACTTACAACACCCGCACACCCGCATTCCTGTGTTTACACGCTTCAGGATTGCGGGTGTTGGTTTTGTACACCCGCAACGTAGATTCCGCTCAATCCTGGAGGCGGAACCAGCATGATCCGGCGTGATTTCTTGTGACCGTCAAGCGGCCTGGAGACCATCCAGCCGCTGTCCCTCAGCGCCGCCGTGCACCGGTCCAGCCGGGCACTGACAAGCCTCGGCGTCCACTCCCGCCCGCTCATCAGCGGGAGCTGGAGCTTGATCAGCAGGTCCCGCGCGGTGCCTTCCCACGGCTGCGTGATCTTCTCCGTGATGTACCAGGACACCGGGTCATCATCGAGCTGATCGGTGTAGCTGATCGCCTGCCCGGCCTTCCACGTGCCCAGCGCCTGCGTGCCCCACATCGCGTCACACGCCATCAGCACCCGCGCGAAGTCGGGCATGGTCTCGCCCTGCGGCGCATTAATCCTCGGCAGCATGGCCATCACCGTGCACAGCGTGTCGAACAGCCAGCCCAGGGCTTCCGGGTGCGCCCGCTCCCACGCCGCCGCCAGCTCGACGTCCCCGAGGAAGGTCCCCGGCGGCATCAGCTCGTGCACAGCCGCGCGCCGCACCAGGTCCCCGCGAATGCTCATCTCGATGGTGTTGATGATCACCGACACCGGGTCGAACTGGACGGCGAACAGCTCGGCGTCCTTGTAGAGCTTGCGCGCGGTGAAGCTGTCCCCGCTGGCCGCCTTGCAGATCAGGTCCGACTGGTAGCCGCTCAGCCCGCTCACGTTGTCATGGCCGATGCAGTGCGTGTTGGACGCCAGCGCCGCCCAGTCCTTCGGGTCCTTGCCGAGCTGGGCCATGTAGCCGCCCAGCCAGCCGACCGTCATCCTCGTAGTGCCTGTCTTGGCGGTTCCCGGCTGGCCGGTGAAGATCTCGACCGGCAGCGTGCAGCCGGGCATGCACGCCATCAGGCGGCAGGCCGAGTAGACCGCCTTGGCATCCCAGTCCCGCAGGTTGACCAGGGAAAGCGCGGGCACTCCGCTGCCGCCTGGCACCGGCACGGGCAGCGGAGCGGTGAAGGAGTTGCGCCGGAACAGCGCGTTTCCGCGCGTGCTGATCTCCCAGCCGTATGGCCCGGCGAGCACGGCGGCACCGTCATCGCGCCCGAGGTCGATGGCGATCCGGCCGTCACTGAGCCGGGCGGTGCGCAGGTGGGGCTTGACCTTCGGGGCGTCCCCGGCCTCGCCCTTGATGATGCTCATGACCGCGCCCAGCGCCTCGGAGCTGGTGGTCATGCCGAGCAGTTTGTACAGGTGAGCGGACAGCAGGTCTTTCAGGCCGATCGTGCCGTCCAGCGGGATCGCCACGCCGGGCACGGCCTGGTTCACCACGTAGGGATCACCGCCGGTTGACGCGCCGATCCGGTAGTTGTCCTTGAAGATGGCCAGCAGTGCCCGCTGCGGCGGGATCTTGGCACCGGTCGGCGCGGCGGCGGCGACCTCGGCCGCCCAGGCGTCCCCCAGCCTGGCCATCAGACTGTAACCGCTGAGTACACGACAAATCGGCGCTGGTCAGCTAGGATCGTCATCGTCAGTGTCTCCTGTTCTCGGCATGGAGTGCTGGCCTCGCGGGTGCTTCTGCCAGGAAGCGCCCGAAGGCGTAGGCGCGGGCTGATAGCCAATGCGACTCGGGGATCAGCCCGCCCGGCCCACACTAGTCCGCGACCGGCCGGTAGGGCAGGCCCGGCACCGGGTGATTTCACGGGTCCACCCCGCAGCACTCGGCCAGCCAGCCCATCTCGCCGTCATACCACCGGATCAGCTCCCCGGCTCCGAACCGCGCGCCGCAGCCCCGGCAGAAGCCGTCATACAGGGACAGCCGCCAGGAGCCCAGGCCGGTGGCCCGCTGGGACATCCGCCACAGTGACTCCCAGTCATAGCTGTGCGGCGTGCCGCGCGACGGCATGGGCGTCCATCCAGTCGTACCAGCGGGCTCCGTGCACGTCGGGGCTGGGCGTGCCGTTGACGGTGCCGTTGCGCCCGGTATAGGAGACGCACATCTCGCCCTTGGCCGCGCCGCAGGCCCGGCACGCGATGGCCGCCCTGATCCGGGTGCGGATGCCCGGATGCCTACTGCCCACTGCCCCGCCAGGACGCGAAGGCCATGTGCTCCTGCTGCCGCTGGCGGCTGATGAACTTGCGTGCACTCTCCACGCACACCAGCACCTCCCGCCACGTGAAGTCCCGTTGATCACTGGCTTCCCAGATCTCGCGGATGATGCCGACCACGATCGACGCGACGTCCGGCTCAGTCCCGTACCGGCGGTAGAGAGAGCACGCGACCCGGTAGACCGTGTGGTTGCGCTCCCCCACCGGGACACCGGTCTTGCGCAGCTCGCCCACGTCCGGCGGCGGATTAGCAGTGCTTCCCTGCTGCTGCTGCTGCGGCGCGGACATCGCCCACGCAGGCAGCCAGGCCGGTGCCCACGGTGCTCCCGCCATGCACGGGCAGCCGTGCTCCCAGGCGTACGGCACCGGGACCGGCTCGACCCGCTCGCCGTCCCTCCCGTCCGGCATGATCAGCCGCGCGGACGGGGCCGCGAGCACGTAGCCGCCGTCCCCCTTCAGGTCCACGCCGGGCAGGATGCCGGGACGCTCGGGGACGGCCAGGCCGGGCGGCAGCCGCATCCACAGGTGCACGCCACCGCTAGGCGTCCGCGCTACCGGGTGACCGGCCATGGTGCTGATGGGGCTGCCGTGCAGAAATTCAACCAGCGAGTCCATGCCGTTGGCCGTGCCCTTGACGTCGCAGTCGATCACGGCGAGCGCGGAGACCTGCCCCGTCGCAACCCCGATGCCCGCCGCCGGGTCGTTGCTCCACCAGCGGCGTATCTGTGCCGGGTCAGTGCTGGCCCAGTGCACCCCGCCTTCCGGCGGGAGCATCCGGTGCGGCTTCTTGCCTCCGCGCTCGCACGGAAGGACAGCGTATCCCCAGGACGCATAGCGCAGGGCCATAACGCCGAAGCCGATCTGGCCGACCTCCCCGCCAGCCGGTACCGCCCAGCTATGCCCGCAGTTCACGGCTCGCCGCCTGCCACAGAGTCTCCCAGTCAATCGGCGGCGGTGTCCCGGTCAGCGACCAGTGTCTGAGGATGTCTCCTTGAGGTGGCTCCATCCTGTCGGCCAGGCGGTTGATGGCGGTAGCCAGCCCGTCGATCGACTCAGCCACCGTGCTGAGCCCTTCGTATGCTGCCGAGCCCGCGCCTTCTATCGCCGGGCCGACAGGACTGCGCAGGCCCTGGCCGCCAAGCGCCATGGCCACGCCTTCCAGCATCTCGGCTATGTCGTGCGGGTTGACGCCGGTCACTGCGCCGCCTGCTGGGCCTCGGCGGTGAGCAGCCGGGCGAACAGGGTGCCGAAGTCCACGATGCCGGTCTGCACCGACGCGATCACCAGCCGCCGCTGGAAGACCTCGACCAGCGCGAACGTGTAGATATCCTCGGTGCCGGGCACCTGGTACATCCCCTGCTCGACCGCGCCGGGCGAGACCTCGTGCACCTTGCCCGCGAACGGGCCGTCCATCCATACCGGGCTGACCATGTTCTCTCCCTCATCGTGATCGGCGTACTCAGGCACCACTGTACCGGCGGAATCGCTAGGATGTCCTTGGTGTTTACACCAGTGACCGGCGCATCCCGCGACCGGGGATGACGTTAAAGGAGAGAGTCAAATGGGAGAGCGCCCGAGAGGCCCGCTGCCCGGCTGGCAGCCGCAGCCCGGCTTCCAGGCCGCGCTGCTGGCCGACATCATGGACCGGCTGAACCAGCACGACCGCGAGGGAACGCTGCCGCGCTCCCCGCGCGGGCTGTTCTACGACCTGCGCCCGTCCGGCTACGGCCGGGGCATCACCTACACCAAGTACCCGGCGATGCACCGGGTGGGCACCCAGCAGCGCAAGGTCAACCCGATGGACGCCTCCGTATCTCACGTGCAGGAAGTCCTGGCCCTGGCCCGGCGAGCCGGGCTCGTGCGCGAGAGCTGGATAGAGGACACCCGCGCCCCGCTCCCGGCGGTGCCGTCCTACGACACCGAGACCGCCGAGCAGGTGGCCGGGCAGCTAGCCGATATGGTCCGCAACCCGGCCCTGGAGTACAGCCCGCAGGAGGACCAGGAGACCTACCTGGAGGTGCTGGTGGAGGCCGCCGGGCTGATCAGCCGCCTGGAGCGGATCGCCGCGCCGTACGGCGTGCCGGTCTACTCCGGTGGCGGGTACGGCGGCATCAAGGGCAAGCGGGCGGCAGGTGGCCGCGCCGCGCGCCGCGAGGTGCCGACCGTGGTGCTCCAGGTCACCGACTACGACGACCACGGGCTGAGGATCGCCCGCGCGTCAACGGAGGACAGCACCGCCTGGGCCGAGCAGTACTACGACGCGGAGCCGGGCTGGCTGACGTTCGAGCGGATCGCGCTGACCGAGGACCAGGCCGCCAGCGCCGACCTGCTCGACCAGTTCGGCAAGGCCGAGGCGGACGGGCTGCCGGTGCCGGTCATGGACCAGATCCTGCGCGATGCGATCGAGGGCTACCAGGACCCGGCCCTGCGCGAGCAGACCATCGCCCGCGCCGCCGGGGAGCGCGAGCGCGTCCCGGATCTGGTCCGGGAGCTGCTGGCCCAGGACTAGTGATAGCCTCCGGGGAATGCCTGGTGTACGCAGGGTGTTGACACCAACTGCGGCCACCAGGCCGCCAAGGTCACGATCAAGATCAAGATGATCCTGGCCAGTCTCTATGCCCCGTCCTGGGGCTGACTAGCAAAGGAAGTACCACAAGTGGAAAACGAGGACTTCAAGGTCCCGTGCAAGGCCGCGTTCGAGTTCATCACGCCCGAGAAGGCGAAGCAGATGCTCGACACCGGCATCAACCGGCGCAACCGGAAGGTGACGGAGCCCGCCAAGAAGCGGCTCCAGGGCATCATCGAGCGCGGCGAGTGGATGTTCGACTCCACCGACGCGATCGGCACGGCCAAGGACGGCTCTGTCGTCAACGGCCAGCACCGCCTCACCGCGATCTCCGAGGGCAGCAAGGGAGTCTGGGCACTGGTTGTCCGGGGCGTCCGGCCCGAGATCATCAAGGTGATCGACCAGCCGACGATGCGGACGATCCAGCAGGCGCTGGAAATCGACGGCCGGTTCCCCGAGCCGGGTCCGCTGGCATCTGCGCTGAAGGACACCCACAAGTACCTGATCCACGGGTTCAAGAAGACCCTGCCGACCGAGTACAAGCCCACCATCCCGCAGCTCCTGGAGCTGCTGGCTGAGCACCCGCACCTGGTAGACAGCCTCGGCCTGGCCGGGAAGGTCTACCGCAACCCCTACAAGGCGCTCCCCAAGGGAGCCTGGACCGCCCTGCACTACGCCTTTAGCTGCGCCGACGCGGAGCTGGCTGACCAGTTCCTCACGGCCATCGCTACCGGCGAGGACATCAACGACGGCGATCCCGCCTACCTGCTCCGGGAGCGGTTCTTCATCACCGAGCCCAGCAAGGCCAACGACACGCGCAAGCGGACCCTGGAGGTTCACGAGGCCGTGTCCCTGGCCATCATGGCGTGGGAGGCAACCCGCGCTGGCGGGCTGACCGTCAAGGAGACCAAGGTGCTCCGCACCGGCTTCCCGCTGGCGGCTGCCCCGATGCCGGTCGTGACCGGCGTGCCGTGGCTGGCCCGCGACGACAACGGGAAGGCGGCTGCCTGAGATGAACACCCGCCACCTCGCGGTGGTGGACTCGGCGGGCCGGGGCGATTCAGCCCCGGCCCTGCCGGGCTCTGGCCGCGAATATGACAGGATCGTGGCCGCCGCGCTCGATGAAGACGAGAAGAAGGGCAGCTACTTCAAGTTCCGCACAGCCGAAGCCCTGGCGCTGGATATCCCGGAAATAGGCGGCGGCAACCGGCGGCCTGAGAAGGACATCCCCGCGAGGCTTGCCGAAGCTCGCCAGGCCATCATCGACGCTGGCGGGAAAGCACGGTCAGCGGGGACACTAAAGGACTACCGCCTGGCCGCTCTGTGGGTCATAGATAGGGATCTCCCTACTTATGCTTTCCGGTGGGTAACCGGGGCGGCGATCAACACGCACGCCGAGGCTCGCAAGTATGGCATGTCCTATGAGGACTTTGCCACCTTGCCCCCGGAAGACCGGAAGGTGGACAGGATACGCGAGATGCACGGTGCCGCGACAACTCACGGCAGCCCGAGCGGCAGGAAGCCCGCCAAGGTGGCTAAGGCCGAGGTCAGCGCTCGCAAAGAGAAGCGCAAGGCTGAGCTAGCTGAAAGCGCGAAGTCCAGGGACGCCATCCGCGAGAACGCCTACAACACGATGCGCAACGCCCCGCCCGGAGCGCAGAATAACCCGATGTTCTGGCGCGCGTCCAAGGTGGAAGCGCTGATCAACGAGCTGCGCTCGATCGAGCCCGAGGTTGCGGCCAGTAATCTCGTCCCGCCCGCGTTCCGCTTCTTCACCGCCGAGAACCGCGACTGGTGGGACCGGTTTGTCACGGCCTGCGAGAAGCGGCTGGCGGATGAGATGCCAGGTGAGAAGCCGCTGAAGCGGCACCCGGCACGGGCTCCGTGGGCCGAGTCGGGCCTGGACACCGGGCGGGAGTCACCGTCATGAACAGCGAGCTGGTCAAGCGGCTGCTGGACATCGGGGACACCATGATGGAGCCCGAGCAGCAGCGTGTCCTGCACGGCAGCATGATCATGGAGATGCTGGCCGAGGCGCAGCAGGCCCGCGATGACTACCTGGCCGACATCCAGATGCTGCGCGAGCGCGGCCACGATTTCGAGCCCGACCAGAAGCTGCTGACCGCCCTGTCCGATGTGATCACCGCACTTGCCGAGCACGCGACGGCCCTGTTCGAGGGCGGCGAGGACGGTGAGTAAGCGCCGGTTCCAGAACAAGGCGGCGAAGGAGCTGGCTGACCAGATCCGGGCGGCCGACCCGTCTGCGGTGATCGAGTTCAACCGGCTCGGACATCTCAAGGTCACCGGCCCGGCCGGGACCGCCGTGATCCCCGGCAAGCCGAAGTTCCCGGCCAAGTCGCGGGTGCGGCTGGCCCGTTACGCTGGCATCTACCTGGCCGCCTGAGCACCGAGCGCCCGTCACTTTCAGGTCCCCCAGTGGCGGGCGTTCGGCATTCCCGCAGGCCAGCGGGAAGACCGGCGTCAGTTACCCTGTTTACAGGAAGATGACGATGAGGAATAGGTGCTGAGATGGCTGTTACCGTTGCCGGTCGCGTGATCGAGGGCCACCTGGCGTGCCCGCCGGTCAGCACCGAGCTGGACGAGGAAACCGGGCGCAAGCGCGAGCGCTTCGTGACCATGGAGCTGTACGCCCTGGATGACGGCGGCTGGCTGGCGCACCGTACCGGCTGGTCGGTGATCTACCACCGCCGCGATACCTTCTGCACCACGCGCGGGGGCCGCAAGAGCGGGGACCTGGCCAGCGTCGATGACCTGCCCGACGACGCGATGCCGTGCCCGCAGTGCCAGCCCCCCGCTCCCCGCAGGCTGCCCGATGGGCCGGGCGTGGTCCGGTTCGAGTTCCCCCGGCATAGCTGGGACCAGTGCCCGACGCCTGAGCTGATCAAGATGCGGCTGACCACGGTGCGGTCCCGCGACGGCGGGATCAGCGAGTTCATGAGCGAGCCGGTGGCCGAGCTGCTGCGCAACGCCGCCGCGATCTACCCTGAGTTTGCGCCGCTGCTCGCGGCGTGACGTAGGGTGTAAACACCTGGCTCGCGCTCTCCCCCCCAGGCGCGGGCCAGGTCTGATAACGATGAGGAAGGCCGCAGCCGTGAACACCGATATCGACAAGCTGGAGCCCGGCACGTTCGGCGTCAGCCACGGCGGCGGCACCGCCGGGGAGCTGATCCGGCACGCTACCGGCTCCTGGGCCGGGCACGCCTTCCTGTACCTGGGCGGCGGGCTGATCGTGCAGGGCCAGCCCCCGCAGGCGGCCACCGCGCCCGCAGCCAGCCACGGTGACGCCATCTGGGCCTGGCGGATGTGGGACTACCTGCGCGAGAACGGCTGGACCGCCGACCAGGCCGCCGCCGCCCAGGCCAAGGTGGTCGAGCGCGGCAGGCAGCTCATCGGGTGCAGCTACGATTTCGAGGCGTACGGCGCGTTCACCCTGATGGTGCTGAAGCTGCGCACCGCCGGGCAGCTCTCCCCGCTGTTCCGCCGGGACGCCTGGCGGGTGTGCTCGGCGCTGGTGGCCGATGCCGTGGAGTACGGCGGGGTGCCGCTGCACTTTGAGTCCGGCGACGGGCCGGGCCTGGCGCAGCAGGAAGACCTGAAGGTGATCATGCCGCCCAACCTGGTGGCCCCCGGCATGCTGCTGGGCCTGTCCCAGCGGCTCGGCTGGTCCTGATGGCCGACGATGATCCTCGGGCGCACTACGCCGTCAGGGTGACCGATCTCCCGCCCACCGAGATCGTCTGCAAGTGCGGCGAGACGTTCACCGGAGACGACACGATCGGCCAGGTCAAGGCCCACATGGACGCGCTCAACTGATGCCCGGAGCCCTGGACTCGGTGCGGCTTCACCTCGTTTCCAGCCTGGACGAGCTGGAAGCCTGCCGCCGCTGGGCTGGCGAGCGCCGCGACGTGCCGCTGTTCGCGGACACCGAGTCCGCCGGGCTCAATCCCCATCATGACCGGATGCGGATGGTGCAACTGGGGGACCTGAACCACGGCTGGGCGTTCCCGCGCGGCTGGTGGGGAGGCGCGATCGAGCTGCTGACCCGGTACGCCGGGGCCATCGGCTTCCACAACTCCCCGTACGACTGGCGGGTGCTGGCCGTCCACGAGCAGGTTGAGCCGCAGTGGCACAAGACCGAGGACACGCTGCTGCTCGGGCACATCGCGGACTCACTGCGGCTGGCCGGGCTGAAGCCGAGGGCCACCCAGGAAGTGGACCCTCGGGCGCTGCGCGGCGAGCAGGTACTGAGCGAGGGCATGAAGGCCCGGCACTGGACCTGGGATGACGTGCCGGATACCTGGGCTCCCTACTGGATGTACGCCGCCCTGGACCCGGTGCTGGCCGCGCACCTGTGGGCCGCGCCGTCCTTCACCCGCGCCCGGACCATCTACCGCGAGGCGTACGACCTGGAGCGCGCGACCGCGCGGATCTGCGCCCGGATGATGCTCACCGGGATGAGGCTCGACGTCCCCTACATCACCGAGCGGATCTCCGAGATCCAGGACTACACGCACCGCGCCGGGAGCTGGCTGAGCGGCACGTTCGGGATCAATAATCCGGGGTCAACGAAGCAGGTCACGGCGGCGATGGCCGAGTGGGGCATCCCGGTCTCGGTGTACACCGAGAAGGGCAACCCGAGCCTGAACAAAGAGGCGCTGGGCTATTACGCGCTGGCGTACCCGCAGCACAAGGAGCTGTTCGACGCCGTTCGCTGGTGCCGCAAGGGCAACTCGATGGTGAACAACTACCTGGGCAAGTTCCTGACCTTGCGCAATGACGACATCCTGCACTACAACATCCACTCCTGCCGCGCCCGCACGACGCGGATGAGCATTACCGACCCGGCCATGCAGACCTTTGACCGCGACGTCCCGGCTATCCGGGGCGGCTTCCAGCCGCGTGAGGGCTACGCGCTGATCACCATTGACGCCGATCAGATAGAGGCACGGCTTACTGCTCATTACGCCAATGACCCGCGCATGATCGCGGACTTCCGCTATGCCGATGAGCACAAGCTGAAGTTCTTCATCGAGATGGCCAGCCGCATTTACGCCGAGCGGATATCCAAGCGCGACCCCCGGTACACCTGGACCAAGAACGCCACCTACGGCCAGATTTACGGTGCCGGGCTGGCGAAGGCGGCGGTAACCGCCGGGGTGCCGGTGGAGGTCATGAGGCCCGCTTACGAGGGCCTGAGCCAGATGTACCCGAACGTCGCCCGGTACATGAACTACCTGATCCGCACCGGCAAGAGCGGTCGGCCGAAAGTGCAGACCATCGACGGCCGGTGGCTGTACACCAACCGGGGGCATGAGTACGCGCTGCTCAACACGCAGATCCAGGCCAACGCCGCGATCGTGCTGAAGCGCGGCATCATCAACCTGGACGCGGGCGGCCTGGGCGAGTTCCTGCGGCTGCCGGTGCACGACGAGCTGTTGCTTGAGGCCCCGGTCGCCATGGCGGCCGACGTGCTGCGCGAGGCCGAGCGCATCCTGACCGACCGCGAGAGCTTCAGAGTTCCAATTACTTGGAGCGGCAGCATCCTCACCGAGAGATGGGTGAAAACCTGATGACTGACTACTACACCAAGCGCCCCGTCAAGGGAACCGGCACTGGCGGCCAGGCAACCGTGACGCAGCCGAAGGTCCAGGAAGTTCTCAGGTGGATCAGGGCGCTACCGATGGGGGCAGGGCCGAGACGCGCCGACTACCCGTCTTCGCATCATGTGGCGGATCTTGCCCGCCAGGTTGCCGTGGCGGACGGGCTCATGGTGCATACGGGGGGCCGCTACGTCCGCACCAGCAAGCTGGCCTAGATGATCGGCTACCTGCACATCGGCAAGGTCCGCACCGAGATCGAGAGCATCACCTTCAACGAGGACTGCATGGTGGTGCGGGCCACGCTCGGGCCGGAAGTCGCGGCCGAGCTGAGAGGCCACGTGAAGATCGAGGGCCTGGACGGCACGGTCTGCTGGCGCGGCACCAAATGGCACGACTACGGCGTCAAGACAGCCGGGGGCGCGTTCGGGCCGAGCACCTGGACGATCGTGCTCAACGCCGACCTGTTCGACCGGACCAGCGCCACGATCACGGCCAGGTACGAGAACGGGCCGCTGGAGATCCCGTGACGTCAGACGGCGGGCGGGGCGTCGGGAGGCGCGGCTGGCGGGGTCACCAGCCCGCTGACGCCCTGCGTAGCCGTGTCGAGCGATGTCTGCACGCTCTGGGCTCGGGCCGCGAGCGCGTCGAGCTGGGTGGTGTCCACGGGGGTACCGGCGGCTACCTGGGTAGCGAGGGCCTGGGTATCGGTGACGAGCTGGGCTGCGTCCGCCGCGACTGCATCCATCATCGAGCTGATGGCTGCGACGTCGGCCTGGATCTGCTGTTCTGACATGAGGATCTGGTTTACCTTCCCGTGCATACGGTCAACGGAGGTCTGGAGGTTGGACAGTGCCGTGGTCACCTGGACGTACCAGGCTTGCGACGGGGCACGAGACGGGAACACGGCGGCGAGCCGCCTACGCAGGCGGTGCTGGCGGGACACTCTCGGCAGCCGGTGCAGTCTCGGCAACCTCATCGGCGCTGGCGCTGGCCTCGGCCACGACAGGCGTCTCCTGCGCGGCAGTGGCTTCCTCATCCCTGGCGCGCTGCTCCGCGATCTCGGCAGCTACGGCCTCGCGGTCTTGCGGCATGGTCATGATGACCTCCCTTCGCCCTGAGCATTGCACCTACCCCTGAAGGAGGCAAATATGCCAGCCCCGCCGCCGGTCACGCTCTGGATAGACCCCGGTGGTCAGACCGGCTTCGCCTGCCTGGAGTTCAGCACGTTCTGGGCCGAGGAACACCCGTGGGACCGTGCCTGCGACAAGCTCACCGGCATGGCCAGCTACTACCGCACCGCGCTCTACATCGGCTGGGAGACGTTCACCATCCTGCCGAGCACGCACAAGCTGAGCCCGCAGCCCGAGGCGTACGAGTTCCCCGGCGTGATCAAGTACGTCGCCCGGACGTGGGGGTGCCGCCTGCTGCCGCCAGCCCGGCCGTCTGAGCGGAATGTGGCCACGCCCGAGATGCTGAAGCGGGTCGGCTGGTGGGTGCCCGGCAAGGATGACGCCCAGTCCGCCAGCCAGCATCTGCTGGCCTTCTGCCTCCGCGAGAATTGCGTGCCGCACGCCATTGCGCCGATGATACGGTAGGCTGTTTACACCGTCCGACCAACGATCACGATAAGGGACAGAAGATGGCATCAAAGTCATCGCTTGCCGAGCGCCCGCGCATGCCCAAAGGCACGCCCGCTCAGCGCAAGCGCAAGGCGACCAAGATCAGCGAGATCCCGGTAACCCAGCGGGCCTGCCGAGCCGGACGCCACCCGTGGCCGTCCGACGAGCTGGAGACCGGCAAGGTGCTGCCGAAGGGCCTATCCGCCTTCTCCACCGAGACGTCCGGTGTCTACCAGCTCATCGACCAGTGCCAGCGGTGCGGCAAGGTCCGCTGGAAGCTGACGCTACCGGGCCACATCTACGACCCCGGCGCGAGCTGGCGCTACATCGACCCGCGCAACCAGCCCGGTTACGAGGACTGGGTGACGCTGGATGAATCCCTGGAAGTCACCAAGGGGGACCTGAAGGCGTACGCCATCGCGGAGCACGCGGAGGCGCTGTTCTCATGAGCACGCAGCAGATCATGCTGGTCATCCCGAAGGATCTGGCCGATCGCATCCTGAAAGACCTGTCCATCCTGGACAGCCTGGCCCCGAAGTCCTTCGCCATCCTCGGTGACTACATCCGGGCTGAGATCTCATGAAGAAGATCGTCGCCATAGACGACCTGGCCTACTACCGCAGCCAGGCCGAGATCGAGGCACCGCACGAGTTCACCTTCACCTGGGAGGGCACCACCTACGTGCTCGACCTGGGCGAGGGCAACCACGCCGACGTCACCAAGTACTTCACCGAACTGGCCAACGCGGCGACCATCCTGCGGAACAGGCCGGGAGCCAAGAACCCCGGCGGCAGCGGTCCCGGCACGTCCAACGGCGGCAGGAGCCGGAAGGAAAACGGGGAGCTGCGCGTCTGGGTCCGCGCAAACAACATAATGGCCAGGGAGGGCAAGCCACGGCTGGCGTTCCTGACCCCCGAGGGCAAGCACCGCTATCCCGAATGGCTATGGAGCGCTTACGACATGCGGGAGGCAGTCAATGGCCTGGGCGGCGATCGACCCGAACAGCGGGCGGCCGATGCTGGCAATCGGGGCAGCAAAGGCTGAGCACCACCTGTGCCTGGCAATACCCGGCTGTAATTACAGCAAGGCCGACCGGATCTGGCGGCTGCCGCTGAGCTGGCCGGGCTACGTCTGCTTCCGCACCGCCTGGGCGTCGATGCCCGTCTTCATCTACCCGGACCTGCTGGCCTACGGCGAGAGCGCCTGGCTGGCTACCCAGCAGCGGTTCGCTGACCGGGTGCGGATCGACGCCACGATCGAGTACGGCGCGCTGATCCGGGACGCCGAGGCCGACAACGCGATGGAGCTGCGGCCGGACCAGCGGGGAGCGGTCGAGTGGCTGGTCAAGTACGGCCGGGTCGGCATCGAGGACCCGACCGGCAACGGCAAGACGCCGATCGTGATCCGGGCTCTCCAGGTTCAGCAGCAGGTGACCGGTACTGCCCTGCCAGCCCTGTACATCGGCAACGGGTCGGCTCTCTACCCGATCCGGGACAAGTTCCGCGACTGGGCACCGGAGCTGCGCGTCTCGGTGGTCACCGGCACCGCCAAGATGCGCGAGACCGCGCTGGCGCGCGAGGCCGACGTCTACCTGATCGCCTGGGACAACCTGCGGATGCACACCCGGCTGGCCAAGTACGGATCACAGAAGCTGGTGCGGTGCAGCGCCTGCGCGGGCACCGAGACCAAGACCACGCCGGGCCGGTGCGAGGCGCACGAGAAGGAGCTGAACATCAACCCGGACGGCTCGCCCCGGCGCTGGGGCACCGTGATCCCCGATGAGGCGCACAAGATGCGCGACCCGAACACCAAGCAGACCCGCGCCGCCTGGTGGCTGATGCACCACAGCGAGTTCTGCTGGCCGATGACCGGCACGCTGGTGGCTTCCAACGTGGCCGATCCGTGGGGGCCGCTGCACGGGCTCGATCCGAGGGCGTGGCCGAGCCGCAGCCGCTATATCGACATGTTCGCGCAGAAGGAGTACGCCTGGAACCGGGGCGCTGAGATCCTGGGCTTCCGGCCCGAGCACGCCTACCAGGCGCAGACGATCATCCAGCCGTACTGGCGGCGCATCCCGCGCGAGATCGCCAGGCCCGGCCAGCCGATGCGCGGCGAGCCCGAGTTCCGCTACCCGGAGATGACCCCGGCGCACCGCAAGGTGTACGACCAGCTCACCAAGGAGGCGCTGGCCGACCTGGAGGGCGCGTCGATGGTCACCGGTAATGACCTGGTGAAGTACACCCGGCTCTGCCAGCTCGCCAGCTCGATGGTCGAGCAGTACGACGGCGAGGACGCGGCCGGATTCACCGTGCCGCGCTACCGGCTGGCGCTGCCCTGCCCGAAGGCCGATGACCTGATCGAGTTCCTGGACGGCATAGACGGCCAGGTGGTGGTCGCGGCCATCAGCCCCGAGCTGATCGCGCTGGCCGAGCGCAAGCTGCACGACAAGGGGGTCACCTACGCGCACATCATCGGCGGGATGAGCCGCGAGGCCCAGTACGAGGCCAACATGGCGTTCCTGAACGGCCAGGTCCGGGTGATGTTCATCAATGAGGCCGGGGCCGAGTCGATCGACCTCCAGAGCGCGTCCGTGATCTACTTCCTGGAGCCCGACACGTCGTTCCTGGCCCGCGAGCAGAAGACCGGCCGGGTGGACCGGTACGGCCAGCTCTACCCGGTGCGGCAGGTCTACGCGCTGTGCAAGGGCACCGTGGACGAGCACCGCTACCAGCTCGGCACCGAGAAGAACGAGCGGCACGATTCCGTGGCCCGCGACCCCGACCTGCTGCGCTGGATACTGACCGGCGAGCACGTGGACTGGAGCACACGATGACGATACAGATTTCAAACAGCGAGCTGTTCACCTTCCAGCGCTGCCTGCGGATGTGGATGCTGAAGTACTACCTGGGCTACGTGCCCGACGCCGAGGAAGTGACCGGCAGCCGTATCCTGGGCATCCGCGTCCACTGCGCCCTGGAGGGCTACTACGGCTACGGCCTGGACCCGCTGGTGGTGCTGCACCTGCTCTACAAGATCGCGCTGGAAGCCTTCCCTGACTACGAGGCCGCGCTGATCACCGAGCGGGACCTGTCCAGCGCCATGGTGGAGGGCTACATCGAGTGGCTGGCCGAGACCGGCAAGGACGCCGGGCTGTCCGTGGTGGGCACCGAGACCGAGGTCACCGTGCCGCTGCCCGGCGTGGAGGGCGTCATCCTGCGCGCCAAGCTGGACCGGGTGCAGCTCGATGAGGCCACCGGCCTGCTGAGCTTCGTGGACGACAAGACCGCCGCGTCGTTCGAGCGGCACGAGATCCTGGCGATCAACCCGCAGTTCCGGTTCTACTCGCTGGTGCAGAAGCTGGCCGCGCGGGAGGTGCCCGGAGCGCCGCGCGTGCTCGGCGGCGTGGTCAACACGCTGCGCCGGGTCAAGCGCACCGACCGGTCCAAGCCGCCCTACTACCAGCGCGACCCGTTCCGCTACAACGAGACCGACATCAACTCCACCTTGCTGAAGGTCACCGGGCTGGCGAAGAAGATCGTCGCCGCCCGCCAGGCGCTGGACTGGATCTACACCGAGGGCAAGGGCGACCTGGCGCTGCTGAACAGCTTCCAGGCGCTGAACCTGCCGCCCACGGTGATCGAGACGGACTGTAGCTGGCGGTGCCCGTTCCTGACGCTCTGCCCGATGCTCGATGACGGGTCTGACTGGGTGGGATCATTGGTACGATCCGGCCACTACCGGCAAGAGGACCCCTACTCCTACTACGACCGCGACCCGCTGGGCCGGGTCCGCCAGATGCTGGCGGCGCAGTAATGCCCGGCAGGGGACCGCTGAACTACACCACGTCGGTCCCTGCGGACAAGTCCGCGATGGAGTGCATCGCCATCCTGGTCAAGCACGGGGCCAGGAACGTCGGCCTGTCGATAAGCGAGGCCAGGGTGCCGGACGGCCTGGACTTCATCGTCACCACGCCGTGGGGGCCGCAGCAGTTCTCGCTGCCGGTCAACATATCCGGCACCGAGAAGGCGCTGAAGCAAGCCTGGCGTGAGCACCGGATCGAGCCCCGGTTCGCCACCCCCGAGCAGGCCCGGCGGGTAGCCTGGCGGGTGATCAAGGACTGGCTGGAATCGCAGCTCGCGCTGGTGGAGGCCGGGGTCGCTGACCTGCCGCAAGTCATGCTCTCGTTCATGAAGGTGGGCGTGGACAAGACCATGTACCAGGCCGTGGTCGAGAACCAGATGCAGGCGCTGGAAGCGTAATGTCAGACCCCTGTGCTCTGATAGGGTGAGTACACCCGCAAGGGAAAGGTCACGATGACGATACAGACGTACACGCCCGCGCAAGTGCAGCAGTACCGCCAGCCGCAGCCGCAGCGCCGGGTCCAGGGCATCAGCGCGCTGGTCTACGGCTTCGCCAAGGCGGGCAAGTCATCACTGGCCGATAGCGGGCCGGTACCCCGGCTGATCGTGGACATCGAGGGCACGAGCTTCTGGACACCGAGCCGGAAGGTCTACTGGAATCCGATGACCGAGATGATCCCCCGGCCGGACGGCACCTGGGACACCTGCGTGGTCCTGACCAGGGACGTGAACACGATCGACCTGGTGTACCGCATCCTGGCCAGCGGCAACCACCCGTTCAACTCGGTCAGCCTGGACTCGGTGACCGAGATGCAGCAGCGCATCATTGACGAGCAGGTCGGCTGGAAGAAGGTCGAGCGCGACCACTGGGGCATGCTGCTGCGCCGGGTGAGCTGGGTGACCAGGCAATGGCGTGATCTGGTCACGCACCCGGTTCACCCGATCTGGACGCTCACGTTCGTGGCCGGGGTGCACATGGACGGTCGCACCGGCCGGTGGCGTCCGCTCGTGCAGGGCCAGGTGGGCGACTTCCTGCCCTACTACGTTGACGTGCTCGGCTACCTCGGCGCGATGCCCGACCAGAGCAGGCACCTGCTAGTCGGCCCGCACCCGCAGTACGAGACCGGCGAGCGCGTCGGCGGTCGGCTGCCCTACTCGCTGCCGATCGCCTACAAGACAGACCAGGGCACCTGGCCTGGCTTCACGATGGAATCCATGCTCAGCCAGGTGCTGGCAGGAAGGTAGAGAACGATGGGATACCCGCAGGGACCGCCGCCGCAGCAAGGCCCGCCGCAGGGCCAGCCGGGGCCGTACGGACAGCAGCAGGGCGGCTGGCAGCAGCAGGGTCCGCCGCCGCAGCAAGGCGGCTGGCAGCAGCAGGGGCCGCCCCAGGGCCAGGGCTTTGACCCGTACGCCCAGCAGGGCCAGGGCGGCTACGCGCCGTTCCAGGGCGGCCAGCCGATGGGCGGCGGCGCTGGCAGCTATGACTGGGGCACGATGTACGGCATGGCCGACCACACCGTTGGCCAGCTCATCGACAAGGGCCTGTACACCGCGATCGTCAAGTCAGCGGACTGGGACCGGACCAAGGACGGCAGCAAGTCCGCCTGGACCATCGTGTTCGGGCTGACCAGCGGGCCGAAGCCCGGCATGAAGATGACGATGACGATGGCGGTCAGCCCTAAGAAGCTCGACGGCACCGACAATGAGCAGGGGATGGGCATCCTGTTCCGCCAGCTCGCCTCGATGGGCATCCCGGTGCCGCCGCCGTACGGCCAGCAGGGCTGGTGGCAGATGGGGTGGAACGAGCAGCAGGTGGGCCAGGCCATGGTCGGCAAGCCGGTGCTGCTCCAGGTGGTCCAGGACGAGTACGACGGCGTGACCCGGAACAAGGTGCGCGACATCCAGCCGCCGCCGCCCGGTGCCCCGACCCAGCTCCCGAACCTCACCCAGCAGCAGGCCCCGCAGCCGTACGGCCAGCAGCAGGGACCGCCCCAGGGATACCAGCAGGGTCCGCCGCAGCAGCAGCCCGGCCAGGCCCCGGCACCGTGGCAGCCGCCGCAGCAAGGCCCGCCGCAGCAGCAGCCGCAGTTCGAGGGCCAGGGCTACGGCCAGGGCTTCGGCCAGCAGCAGCAGGGTCCGCCGCAGGGCCAGGGGTATGCCCAGGGTCCGCCGCCGCAGCAGTGGCAGCAGCAGCAGGGACCGCCTCCCGGCCAGTACCCGCAGGGCTACCAGCAGCAGCAGCAGGGACCACCCCAGGGCTACCAGGGTCCGCCCCAGGGCTATGACCCGAGCGTGCCGCCGCACGCCCAGCAGGCCAATCCCGGCGCACCGGGCACCGGCCAGTTCACCGGCCAGGGCCAGGCGTGGCAGCCCGGCGTCAACCAGCAGCAGGAGCAGCAGGCCGCGCAGCAGATGGGCCAGCAGCCGTGGGCCAACCCGAACGGGATGCCGGGCCAGCAGCAGCAGCAGCAGCCGCCGCAGCAGCAGCCGCAGCAGCAGGGCGAGCAGGGTCCGCCGCAGGCTCCGGGATGGGCAGGCGGCCAGCCGCAGTAGACGTGACCGGCTGCACCCCGGCCTGGCGGTAGAAAACCGTTCTCGTGCTACCGGCGCTTGCACCACGGGGAGCGCACACACACGGTATGCGGTAGTCACGCGACAGAGGGCAGCCGGTCACCCCTGGCTAGCCGAGACCCGGCTGGCCGACGACACCACACAGAAGGAAGACGATGCAGATAACCCGAACCGAGACATCGACGGGCACCGAGGACCGGACGCGGCGCGAGGAAATCGTGCCGCTGAACACCGGCACCCGCGAGGTCGAGCCCGAGATGTACCTGGACTGCTCCGAGTCCGAGGGCTGGCCCTGGAGCAGCCAGCCCAGCCTCAACACCTGGGGCATCCAGATCGAGGCCGTGCGCGGCTTCATCGTCCCGTTCGAGGCGCTGGACAGCCAGGCCGCCGCCGAGCAGGCCGGTGGCGACGATGAGAAGGGCGGCGTCTACGCCTACCCCTTCAGCAACGCCTTCCTGCCGATCGGGAAGGGCGACGATGACGGCGACCTGAACAGCTCCAACTTCACCGAGAAGCTGGCCGCGTTCATGGCCAAGTACTTCCGGGACGGCCTGCCGCGCGGCGGCACCGAGGCGATGACCGCGATCCGCGCCGGGGATGAGCACTTCATGGGCGAGTTCCGCTCCGACCCGCGTGACGAGCGGCCGGTGCGCGCCCGCGTGATGTGGACGGACGGCATGCTCAACGATGCCAGCCAGTTCCAGAGGTACCTGGCCCAGGCCACCCTGACGCCCGAGGGCTACGGCGCTCACGGCGACTGGGACGAGGTGTGGGCGGTCGCTATCCTGGGCGAGCCCGGCGGCGGCGGCAAGGCTGCCTACGAGCAGTACGTGGCCCTGGCCAAGGACCACCCGTGGATACACGCCTACTACTTTGAGGGCGTGACCAACCCGGCCGAGGTCGCGGAGGACATGGCCGTCGCGGTGGTCCCCACCGCCGCGTAGCCGCAGATCGTGCCCGCGCCAGCCGGGCTCTCAGCAGTGCACGGGACTGCGGGAGTTTACGGACGATCGGCTGGCGCGGGCACACCCGCAGCCCCGCAGGCTCTCTGAATGCGCGCGGGTGCGAGAGCACCCCGACCTGGCACAACCTGCGGGGCTGCGGCCTGGAATAGATCACGGGCCTGGGGTGTTTACACCATCGAAGGGCAAAGAGCCCGGAATGTCAGACCCGAAGGACACGATACAGATCATGAGTCAGGAAACGAGCGAGTGGCTGAACAACTACACGTTGATCGGCTTCACCGACAAGCGCGGCAAAGCGTGGCACTACCGCGAGAGCGCGCAGGGCGCTGAGCCCAACCACTACCCCCAGGAGATCCCGGTGCCGGACATCAAGCGCCGCCTGTTCGACTGGGAGCCCGCCATCGGCACGTCGCAGTCCACCTGGACCGACGCTGACGGCAAGACCCGCACCAGCACGTGGCAGGACCGGATCACCCTGATCCACCCGCACACCGGCTTCCGCCTCGGTGAGTTCACCGATGGCTTCACGCCGCACAGCTTCAGCCAGTGGCTGGTGGACCTGAGCCAGGACGTCATGGACTCCGACGTCGGGGCCAGCTCGGCAGGACTGCTGAAGGGCGGCAAGCTCGCCTGGGTGCAGTTCGAGCTGCCCGAGACGCTGGACACGCCCGAGGGCATCAGCTACCGGCCGTTCTTCCTGGCCGCAGACAGCCTCGACGGCTCGCTGAGCACCACGCACCAGCGTGGCGTGCAGCTCGTGGTGTGCGACAACACGCTGGCGGCAGGGCTGTCCGAGGGCAACGCCCTGAAGGTCAAGACCCGGCACAGCAAGTACTCCAACGCCAACATCGGTGACGTCCGCGCCAAGCTGGACATCATCTACCAGGCGGGCGACGACTTCGCCGCCGAGGTGGCCAAGCTCTCCGCGACACAGGTCAGCGACCCGCAGTGGGACGCCTTCCTGAAGGCCCACCTGGGCGACCGCCCGGAGGACAAGGGCCGTGGGCAGACCAACTACGACAACCACCGTGACGGTCTCCAGAACCTCTGGGACAACGACATGCGGGTTGCCCCGTGGTCCAACACCGCGATGGGGGTCGTGCAGGCGGTCAACACCTACGCGCACCACATCCAGACCGTGAAGGGCGCAGAGCGCGCCGAGCGGAACATGACCAAGATGGTGACCGGCGAGTTCGAGAAGCTGGACGCCGCCACCCTGGACCAGCTCAACCTGGTGCTGGCGGCCTGACCCGGTTGCGACCGGTAGGCTGATTACACCAGACTGAGGGGGCCAGGCAGCGCGAGAGCGCCGCCTGGCCTCTGGTCGTTAGGGAGGCAACCATGCAGCAGGCCGAGGTCAGGCACGATGAGGCGTGGCGCTCGGCTGTCTCGTTTTCCAAGCTAGCGGAGCTGCTGAGTGCTCATTACGGCGAGACGATCACCCGTCAGCGGGTGTACGAATGGTGGAAACGGGAGACGAAGAACGCAGCCGGGCAGCCGTTCCCGCGCGAGGCGGGGATCATCCCGCACGCGCCGGTCAACCGCCCGAGCCGCAATTTCGACTACCGGGCCGTGCTGACCTGGACCACGCACGGGGTGCCAGCCCGCTACGGCAACGGCTGGCGGCAGCTAGGGAGCCAGGAATAGATCAGCCACCTGGAGTGTTTACACCAGAGTAAGGCCCCACCAGGGGGCCGAGCAAACAGAAGGACAACGATACAGATGACGATCACCGGATACCCGTACGACGATTACGACGGGACCGACGAAGCGTTCGAGCGGCTGCTGGCCAGCGATCCCGCGTACGAGGCCGACGCCAGGAACTACCTGGCTACCGGCAAGTGCCGAGGGCACCAGTTCCCGAGCGAGATATCCGCTCGCGCCGACGCCGAGGCCGACTTCACCGCAGCATCCGAGCGGACAGTAGCACCCGGACGGTGCACCGGCTGTGAGGCCGACGCCGCCGAGCTGCTGCCCTGGACCTCCAGGGAGCGGCTGTGCTGGCGCTGCGTAGACCTCCAGCTCGACCTGCTGGCCGGGGCGATCAGCGAGGGCAACGCCCTGGCGATCAACACCAGCCCGAAGGTGGTGTGGGCATGAGGGCCGACGATGCGGTCAGGTTCGTGAACGGCCTGGCCTTCAAGCCCGGCTGGCGGCCGGTAGCCGAGGTCTACACGACCGGCTACATCCAGATCAGCTTCCTGATCGAGACCGTGGACACCAGCTACCCGGACGGCGACGGCATCTGCCGCAAGCCCATCCGCATCTTCGGCCAGGACAAGCTGGTCAACGTGACCAGCCTGGACGATGAGGGCCTGCTGGCCGAGGTGCTGAAGTGCGCGGCCGAGAACGACGAGCACGAAAACCGCGAGTTCCTGAAGGTCCGCCAGCCCGATGGGTCCTGGCAGGCCCCGCTGCACCCCCACACCGACGCGGGCAACCGCGCGTGGAGGCGGCACCAGCGGCCAGCAACCGGCGCAGCCGGGCTGCTCCAGTACCTGGAGTCGTAATGAGCCAGCCTGTCTTTGACGGGCCGGACAACTTGGAGGTGCAGGCCATCGGACTCGATGGCCGCACCGCCGAGTGGCGGGTCCGGCGGCACGGGATCTGGATGCCCTACACCGCGCCCTACTACCAAGGCCCGGATGCGCGCAACCCGCGCACCATTGCCGAGCTGGCCACCCTGGTCGATCTCGGCACCCTGAAGGAGAGAGAGCATGCTGACGCCGACCGAGCGCCGCACCCTGACCCGAACCGTGGTCAAGTCGATGCGGGCGCACCAGGTCTGGATGACGCCCGAGCTGCGTGACCGCCCGGACGCCCTGCGCGAGCGCGATGAGGCGCTGCACCAGGCCCGTAAGGCACTGGTCGCGCTGATCAATGACCACACCGATGAAGTCAAGGCCCGGCTGCGAGCCCGGCCGCAAGAAGGAGACCGAGATGACCACCGCGCAGCAAGCGCCTGAGCAACTGACCTGGAAGCGCCAGCCGATGGGCGAGTACGTCGCCCGGCACGGCTTCTGGGTGTACACCGTGTTCCGCAACACCCAGGCCGCGAAAGGCCGTCAGTGGGTCCTGGAGGCATACCCCGAGGGCAACATGGACGACTCCCATGCGCGCACCGGCTTTGACACCGCCCGGACGGCCAAGACTGCGGCACTGGGCACCCACTGCTTTATCTGCGGCCGGACCAGGCCGTTCGGCACGCTGAAGCGCCAGCCCGGCCGCAGCCAGCTCTCCTACCCGACCTGGGTGTGCCGTGACGAGAAGCCGTGCCGCGCCGAGCGCGACCGGCTGACCGCCGAGCGCGAGCGGAAACTTGCCCCCGGCAACTACGCCAGCGCGCTCCAGGAGGTCGTGAGCCTCAAGGCCCGCGTCCGCAAGATGGAGACCGACGCGCTGACGCTGCGGACCAGGGCGATCGAGGTCGGCGTTCCCGAGGACGAGATCCGCCAGATCGAGTCGGCGCACTCGACCTCGGCCAAGGTGTGCATAGCCTGCGAGCAGCCCCAGAGCGAGCCGCACCTGAGCTGGTGCCCGGTAGTCACCGGCAAGCTCAGCACGCTTCCCACAGACTGGAAATAAAACCCTGGCCTGCGGTGTTTACACCATTGAAAGGAACGCTTGAGTCACCGGGGCCGGACAGCCCGGCCCCGTATCAAGCCCGACGATGACTGAGAATAACGTCCCGGTTGAGGACATCATGACCTACGAGCAGGGCGACCTGCCCGAGGACGAGACGGTCGCCATGTTCCAGAAGCTGGTCAACAGCGGGATGGCCTGGCGGCTCCAGGGTCACTACGGCCGGACAGCCGCAGCCCTGATAGAGGCCGGGCTAGTCCAGCCAGCCGAGTAAGAGAGAAGGACAACGATGCAGATCGAGATCACCAAGGAAGACCTGATCCACGCCCGCGATGAGGGCACGATCATCGTCTTCACCGGCACCGACGATGAGACCGGTGACCGGGTGACGTTCGGAGCGGACCACCGCCCCGCCACCGCGCTGTACGAGGCGGCGCTGGAGCAGTCCGAGCCGGTCGCGGCCGAGGTCGAGCCCTACCAGGTGCTCAGCCGTATCCCGCTGCGGCGGGGCCGGATCGCCCGGACCAGGGGCGGCAACCCGGTCTCGGAGACCGCAGCGGCCTACCTGCCGCGCAACTACCAGGTGACCGGTGAGGATGACGAGTTCGTCTACTTCGCGGGCCACGACAACGCCGGGTGGACGCTGGATGACTACGTGATCCCGCGCCTGGCCAGCGGCCTGATCTGGGCCGAGGAAGTGACGGCATGACGATGAGCGAGAAGCCCGGCCAGTGGGGGTCGGGCCAGGTGTCCGGCCCCGCACCGAGTGGAGGACCACCATGCCCCCCGCCCCCCGGCACCTGACCGCCTCCGAGAACGGCATCATCACCAAGGCCCTGGCTGAGTACGCCCTGAAGATGGCACGCCTGGCCGCCAGCCGCAAGAACGCCGGGTCAGACAAGATCGAGCACCGCGCCCGGCTCCGTGAGCTGTCCCGCAAGGCGGGCAACCTGGCCCGAGAGTTCGAGAAGGAGATATGACGATGGACTGCTCGCAGTGCCACGCCGACGTGCCCCGGCTCAGTGACCGGGAGGGCCACAAGATGGACTGCACCCGGCACGCCGTCACCGTGCACCTGAGCACCGGCCAGGACGGCAACATATTTGCGATCATCGGGGCCGTCCGGCGCGCGATGCGCCAGGCGGGCCTGGAGCCCGCCGAGCTGGATGCGTTCACCAAGGCAGTGATGCTCACCGGCTCCTACGACGAAGCCCTACAGACCGTCATGAAGTGGGTGCACGTCACGTGAGCATCAGCCCGATCGACCGGAGCCTGGCCTTCACCGCGCTGCTCGACCAGGGCCAGTTCGCTGGCATCAGCGGGGAGCGCGGCACCGAGATGATCACCGTCTTCCTGCACGACTACTACCGGTCCTGCGACCGCTACCAGGCGGCCGGGCAGCAGTTCCCGACCATGTACGAGTTCGCCCGGTCCTGGGAGATGCACGATGCTCCCTGAGACCGAGGACGTGCTGACCGACTGGGACCGGCTGGCTGACGCCGAGCTGACCCACGACAAGCCGCTGGCCGACACCGAGCTGGCGCACATAGGAGCACACGATGAGCAAGCCTGAGTGGACCGAGGACCAGCTACGGGACTGGATCACGCACCAGGGCGAGGATGACGCCGCCTGGACGGCCAGCGCGCTGGACCTGACCGGGCGCTGGCTGGCCCGTGGCGACGGCGCAGCCGTTTACGAGAACCACGACATGGGTCACCGCGACCTGGGCCTGGGCAGGCTGATCTCCTTCGGGTCGCCAGCCGCCCAGATCGAGACGGAGTACCCGCCCGACCGGCTGCCGGACTTCCCCGGCGAGATCAACTGGCGGTACGTGCTGATCGCCACCTGCAAGCGGGTGCCCGCCGAGACCGTGCCGGTGGACGTGGACCTCACGCCCGCTAAGCCAGGCCCGGACTGGGTGTGGCCCGATGAGCAATGAGCAGTACCAGGTGGCGCGGCGGGAAGACCTGGATGCCTTCGGCCAGGTCTGCCCGCGCACGCTGAGCGCCCGCGACGTGCTGGACCTGCACGCCGACCTCCAGCGCGAGCTGGCCAGGCCGGAAATCTGGTACCGGGAGGGCCTGCTGGACTACGCGGTCAGGGACGTGGGCGACAAGCCCCAGTGGATGGCCAGTCACCTGCACCCGTCCACCTCCATGAAGAACCTGGAGCCGTGGCTGGCCTCCCTCGGCACCGACCTGTTCGGCGCGACCACTTACCAGGTCACCGCCGAGATGATCGACCTGGCTGAGGCGCTGGCTGAGGCCAACCCGAGTATCGGCGCGATCCAGAAGGAAGACCTGCCGTCCGACTACGGGTTCATGTGGCTGGACAAGCCGATCCCGCGTCCCTCACTTGAGGACGGGGACCGCGATCCGCTGCTGATGCACGCGGTGAGCTGGGCTCTGGTACCCGCGATGCCCGTACGGATCGGTGACTCTGAGTCCGGCAGGCTCCACGACCGCCACGGCCTGATCGGGTTTACCGGCGTCATGCCAGCCATCCGGGTCCGCGAGTGGGGCTACAACAACAGCCCCGACGTCCGGCCCCGGCCGCTGCACCTGATGGGCCAGGCCACCATCCCGATCACGGGCGGGGTTTACACGAACCTGAAGGAGCACTGGCACGTCCACATGCTGTGGATATTGATGGGGATGGAGATCACCGCCATCCGCACCGAGCTGCCCGGTCGGCAGGGCGCGAAGCGCGCCGCCAGCCTCAAGCACAAGCTGATCCGCGTGGTCACGCTGCGCCGTCCCGAGCATAAGGACAGCGGCAAGTCCAGCGCCACGCCCCGGCACATCGACTGGAGCTGCACCTGGCTGGTACGCGGCCACTACCGCAAGGCCCCGCACGGCGGGACGTTCGCGGACGGCCGGGACGAGACCTGGGTCCGGCCGCACATCAAGGGGCCGGACGGCCTGCCGCTGCGAGCCCGCGACATCCTCTACCGGCTGGCACGCTAGGAATAAACGCCTGACCTGCGGTGTTTACACTAGTGTGAGCAACAACGACAAGTACCTGATCCCCCTGGCGGGAGCCGCCCTGGCGATAGCGCTGGCTGGCTGCTCGTCTGCCAGGCCGAGCCCGGCCCCCGCGCCGACCGTCACCGTGACGGCACCCGCGAGCCCGCGCCCGTCGCAGAGCCCGGCCCCGCCGGTTCAGCAGCCCGCACCGGTTACTACTCCTACTCAGCAGCCTGCACCGGCTAGTGATCCGGTGAGCATCCTGAAGGGGATGGGAGCGGTCCCGCTGACCGGCAACACCCGCGATGACTACGGCGACCGGATGGCCAGCGGGGTCTTCCTCGGCGCGTCCGGCTGGTCCGGCAAGATCGTCCAGCAGACCGTGAACGTCTACACCGGCAAGGACACCGCCGCCTACGCCGGGCTCACCGAGCGCCTGAATCCGGGCGACCAGGGAGCCGAGACCGGTGTCATCGAGATCCCGGCGAGCCGGGCAGTGATCATCACCTGGGCGACGGCCAGCAAGCCCGCCTGGGTGATCACGCCGCAGGCCATCGCCCAGCGAGTGCACGGCCAGCTCGCATGAAACTTGGCGGGGAATAACCCCGTCACGTGTGGTGTTTACACCACGTAGGGCTCATCCCGAGCCCGACCACGATAGAAGATGAGGAAAACCGATATGCGCGTCAAGAGCGCCCTCGGCTGGGCCACTGCTGCGGTCATCGCAGCCGGTGTCCCCGCCACCCTGCTCGCTGGCTCTGCCAGCGCGGCAGTCCATCACCCGGTCACCTCCGTGACCCACATCGTCAACCGGCTCGACGGCGGGGGCAACGGCCCCTGGGCGTACGACACGTTCAACCGCACCCTGACCGTCAACTACCTGGGCAAGGTCACCCCGGCGCAGATCGCCGCGAACCCCGCCCTGGCGACCACGCCGTACATCTACAACGCGGGCATCAGCGACCAGGGCAGCTTCCGGGACATCCCCGGTGCCTACACCCCTGACCAGGGCGGCCGGGACCTCGGCAAGGTGCTGAAGCCGGTTCAGGTCTCCGGTCCCATGTCCGGCTACGGCCAGTTCGGCGTGTTCTATGCGTCGGCCAAGGCCCACAACGGGCTGGTCCCGACCTCGCTGCGCGGCGCAGCCGTCAACGCGCTCTATCCGTCGAGCACCTTCCCCGAGCTGGCGTTCCCGGCCGGGACCACGTTCAGCGGAGTCAACGAGGCCGCGTACGACTACAACTACCAGGCGGTGCCGTTCACCAAGCACGTCGCCAGGTTCGTCAACGGCAAGTGGGTCATCCAGACGATCCACGGCTTCAAGCAGCACTGGGAGGACAGCGCCTGGAACGGCGATGGCCAGCTCCCCCGGTTCGACGGCAACATCACCGGGCTCAACCACTGAGGTAAGCCCGGCAGTAACCGAGGCCCGCCAGCCTAGCTGGCGGGTCTTTGGCGTGCAGCGACGGACTTGCAGCCGGTGATCGGGTCCAGGTCGGCGGTGTCTTCCGCGCCCACCTGCGCCATCGGCTCGGTGGCCTGGTCGATGTAGCGCCACATCCCCCTCGGGTTGAGCAGGTCGAGCACCTTGGCCGAGCTGACCATGATCGTCCGGCCGTGCATGGCCTGGATCTGCTCCAGCTCGACCTGGACGCGGGCAACGGCTTCGCGGTACTCGCACGTGTGCGGCGGCGCTGGCAGGCGCAATCTGCGGGGCATGGGCTCAGCCTACGGCTCAGCAGCCCAGGACGAGCAGGTACCCGGTGCTCCTGTTCAGCCCGGCTGGCATGGTCACGACGGTGCCCGCGAAGTTGGCGGCGATCTCCACGAAGTCCGACTCGCCCATCACCACGGCGCTCTTGATCACCATGAAGCTCGCGTTCTCCCCGATGGTAGCCAGGTCAATGGTGTCGTTCAGGGTGACATCGGCCAGCGCGTACAGCGCCGCCTTGTTAGCCTGCCCGGCCTGCCACTGCGGCTTGACGTTGACCCCGGTCAGGACGGCCATTTGGGTACCTCCTAGTGCGAGTACTTGACGATGAGCTGCGGCATGGAGTCGGTCGAGCCGCCGCCGCCGTAGAAATAGCCGTAGCGGTCCAGCGACGTGCTGCCCGCCTTCAGCACCGTCCACCGCCCGGCCGTCTTCCACGCCGCCCAGTCCGCCGATCCGATCGTGTGCGTGAGCTTCTGGCCCTCGTTGATGTGCCAGCTCGTCAGCTCGGCGCTGATATTCGACGGGCTGCCGGGCGACCCGGCGTTCCCGTAGCGCAGCGAGACGGTCATCCCGGAGTTGTACCAGGAGTGCAGGTTGAGCAGCCGCAGCGTGACGGACTGGACCGTGTAGTTCAGCACCGTGGACAGGCCGTTGCCCCGGTTGCCGTTGGCCCACACGATCCAGGAGTGCTGGTCGTAGCTCGACCCGGAGTAGGCCCCCTGGTACATCGACCCGTTGTGGTTCTTCTGCCCCCACTGGTCGTAGGTGTAGGTGTTCGCCGGGTAGAAGGTCTCGGTGTAGGACTGGACAGTGGTGCCGCCGCCCGAGCCGGTGCCCAGGGACAGGCCGTTGTTGACGAACTGCTGGCTGATCCAGTTGCCCAGATCCTCGATGCGCAGCTCCAGCGAGCCCTGGTACTGGAAGGTGCCAGCCTGGACGTTGGCCGTCACCAGCAGCCGGTACAGCGTGTCGGACGTCAGGTTGCCGGGGATGTACTCGCAGATCGGGGTCATGTGGTTCAGGTTGGCGT